AATGAGGCAGCGGATGAGCCCCCAAATGAGGCAGCAGATGAGCCGCCTAATGAGGCAGCAGATGAGCCGCCTAATGAGGCAGCAGATGAGCCACCAAATGAGGCAGCAGATGAGCCGCCTAATGAGGCAGCAGATGAGCCGCCTAATGAGGCAGCAGATGAGCCACCTAATGAGGCAGCAGATGAGCCACCAATCAAGCTACAAATCGATGATGCACCAAATACTAGTAAAAATAAAACGCAAAAAGATAAACGGTGTCCAAACGGACAAAGACGCAATAAAGTAACAAAAAAATGTGAAGACTATAAACCAAATAAGGAACAAGATAATACACAGATTAAGGCACCTGTTGAGCCAACGATTAAGGCAATCGTTGAGCCACCAATCGGTGAGCCGCTAAAAAATAAAACGCAAAAAGATAAACGGTGTCCAAACGGACAAAGACGCAATAAAATAACAAAAAAATGTGAAGATTATAAAAAGTAGTTAATCTTTAAGAAAACTTATTTATAGAAAATTTATTTATAACTATAATTATAACTATAATTATAAGTATAATTATAAGTATAATTATAGTTATAATAAATTTAAACCCATTATTAAAAGCCCAAATCGTAGTCATCACTACTTCCCATGGCAACAGCTTTAATATTGCTAACAGATGACTCTATTAGTAAATTATTTTTATTACAATCATCATTTGAATCTTCTTTCAATTTATTTAATAATGTATCGGGGTCTAGTTCTTCTTCGTTTTCACCGCTTTCCTCGCTAGTTTCTGGTTTAAATGTCATTAAAACATCATTATTTACCAAAACTTTAAAACTACTAGTTCCATAATAGCCTTCTTGGCCACACATAATATTAGCAGAAACACCTTTCATATTATCTAATTCACCATGTTTAGCAGCTTTTAAAAACATTTCGGGTGTTTCTTCAAAAGATGCTTTAGCAATTGCTCCAATATCATCATTATTAATACCATGTCTAAAAATTGATACCATTTTGTCATTACATGTCATTCTATCTGCCAACATCGTTAAATGGTGATAATTAATATATGTGCTATCAAATTCAATTACTTCTGAAAATTCATCAAATATGCTTTGACGTGCTGCTTCAATACCGAAGATATTATATATTTCAATAATATGATTACATGTTGTGCGTGTTTTATCCACAAAATCAAGGGCTAAAATATCTAATAAGTTTGTTCCTAATGTATCTAGCACCCATAAATCTTTTTTAATATATTTTGTATCTACTTCTTCAAAATTATCACTAATTTTGCGTAAAAATACTTTTTCTATATTTTTAACACCTCGTAAAATAAGATTATCTAATAAATCATTTTGTAAAATTTTAAGTAAATATATTTCATCGCTTTGGTCTAGTGATTCCAAAATACTCTTATTTTTCTTTTTCTTTAAAGCCTGTAAATTTTTGTTTATGCGAATTCTAAAAATTAACTTGTCTGAATTATAATCATTATACATACAAGTCAAATTGTTATAACTAGTCATTAATGCATAATGGACGTCATCCATGCTAATATTTTTATCTAACATTTCTTCTTTATTTAAAGATAAACGAATAATCCATTTTGATTTTTCTTTAGAATCATTATAAGTACTATTACATTCATCTAGTAATTTTTCAAACTCATTATATTCTTTCATTAATTCAACGTCTTCGCTGATTAATGTATTTAAATCATCGGGGTCAAAACAAATTTCAACAGATTCAACAATAGAACGCAATTTTGTATTTTCAAGTTTTGAAACATATTCTTTCACTTTAGCTTGATCATAACTATTTGGTTTATGTAAATAAATAGAGCATGATAAACTTTTTGGATTATCGCTCAAAGATAAGATTTCTTCAATCCGTGGAACACCACGAGTAACATTTGATTTAGAAGCAACACCAGCAAAATGAAAGGTGTTTAATGTTAGCTGCGTTGTTGGTTCTCCAATACTTTGTGCTGCAATCATTCCCACCATTTCGCCAGGCGCTATTAATGCCTTTTTATAGCAATTATTTATAATACTCATTAGCAGTTCAATAGATTTGCGAGTTAATCGTTTATGCATTAACAATTCTTTTGGAGTTAAATAGTAATAATATAATACTTTGAATAGTTCATTTGGTTTACAATAATTTAACATATTAAGTTTTTCAAAATTGGCTTCAATAATCTCAAATACATCTAACGGAGTAATATCAATTATAACGTTTTCTTCTTGATTGCCTGCAATATTATTAATTATGTGTGTAAATGATACAGGCACATTAACCGATGGTTTGTATAAGGCATTAAATACATTACTAATAACATCATCACGTGCTTTTAATATAAACTTAATATAATATTGACATTTTTTATCAAGTTCTGGTTTTTGTTTTTTAAATTTACTATATGCTTGTTTAGTATATAACGTACTATATATAGAATCCTTTGAATAATCATTTGGCATCTGATAATGGCCATAAATTTCTTCAATTGTCATAGAGACAAATGGAACTTGCTGCGACTCAACTTTAATCGGGTCAAAATTGTCATTCCCATAACTATATTGAATGATTTTATTTTTATTATTACGAACTGTCATATCATAATGGACCATTAAATCTTCAAGGCCTTTAATTAAACGACGCTGAATATATCCAGTTTGACTTGTTTTACATGCAGTATCAATTAATCCTACGCGACCACCCATAGCATGAAAGAATAGTTCATCTGGATTTAAACCACCAATAAATGAATTTTCTACAAAGCCACGTGCGTTTGGTGAATCATTATATTTTGTATAATGTGGTAATGTTCTATCATCAAAACCATACGGAATACGTTTTCCATCAACGTTTTGTTGTCCTAAACACGAAATCATTTGTGATATATTTAGATCGCTACCCTTAGAGCCGGCATTTACCATCGTTACAAAACGATTATTGTCATTCAGATTTTCGCGTGCAATTTTTCCAGCTTCAAACGAGGCTTTGTTCAAAATATTGTTAACACGCGTTTCAAATTCAACTACATTTGTTCTTCCTGTTTTATTATCAAAAATTCCCAAGTGTGTTTCATCTATTAACATTTTTACTTCTGCTTTTTTCTTATTAATAGTCTCATTAATTTTGTCATTTGTTTCCTTATTTGCAATAAGATCACTTATTCCAACACTAAACCCGTGATTTTTCATATATTCGGTAACCAAATCTTGTAAATTATCAACAAAATCACGACACGCATCAACATTATAATCATTATAAATTCTATGGATTAATCCACGAGTTGTATCGCTTAATACACTTTTTTCAATATGTCCACGTACAATAGATCCTTTGTTAATTTCTAATACATTATTAGAAGTATTGTAATCATCACTCGCATCATTAAATCGTTTTGTCTTATATTTTAATGTAATATTTGGAATAATTTGACTTAATAGTGTAAAACTAGTTTGGTTTTCATCGGCAAAATTTATATTTTTCAAATTAATTGTTTTAAGATGTGCTAACATATTCATAGCAACGCGCGAATTAAAAGTAATAGCTTCTCGTGAAAATAAATAAGTGCTCAATAATGAGTCTTGAAAAATGCCAATAATTGGCTTATTATTTGCAGGACTTACAATATGATATTTTACAGCAGCTAAATGTTTTAGCTCAATTTCAGACTCATCATCTTGGGGCATATGTAAATTCATTTCGTCTCCGTCAAAATCCGCATTATATGGTTTGGTATCACCAACATTCATCCTAAATGTATCACCTTTATACATTACTTTAACAATATGACACATCATAGACATTCGATGAAGAGTAGGTTGTCTATTAAATAAAATTGCATCACCGTCCAACATATGACGATGCACAATATCCCCAGGTTCTAAATTAATTGATTCACGGTCAACATAGCGCAAACTAATACAATCACCATTTTTTCTTTCATATATTTTAGCACCAGGATGCACATCCGGGCCGTTCAAAACCAATTTGCGCAAATAATTTATATTTTTTAAGGTTACACAAATTGGCTTTGTTAAATTTTTTGCTATTTTTAATGGAACACCAAGTTGACTGATTGAAAGATTTGGATCAGGCGTAATTACAGAACGTGCACTAAAATCTACACGTTTTCCCATTAAATTACCACGAACACGACCAGTTTTACCGTTTAATCTCTCTTTAACTGCTTTTAATGGACGACCCGACCTTTGTGCTACTGCTGCAACTCCAGGAATCTTATTATCAACTAATGTTGCAACATAATATTGTAATACAGTAGTCCAATCATCAATAACATTTGGAGGGGCATTTTGTTCTAGCTTTTCTTGTAATGTTTTATTTGCTTTAACTATATTAATAATAATATGTGTCAAATCATCTTCGCTACGTTGTTGTGCATCGTGTTTAATAGACGGTCTTACTTGTGGGGGTGGAATTGCTAATACTTGACAAATCATCCATTCGGGTCTAGACCATAATGGACTAAAACCCATAAAATTAACATCTTCATCCGATATTTTTTTGAAAATCTTTAACATTAATTCTGGAATTATTTTCATCGTCATTTTAGAGTCTTCTGTTTTAAACTCAAATGCTTTTAATTCTTCTTCTTTTTCATTCCATTCAGCAATAATAGTTGCCAAACCTTCTTTTTTCAACTTTGGTTGTAAACACCCACACCCATTATGTGAGTCTTCTCCACAGCGCCTTTTTTTACTTGCAAGTGAAAATACTTTATTCCATCGTTCATCGGCATTTAAATTTAATAAATATTTATACTTTTCTTTATCTATTAAAATTTTACCACATTTAATACATATGCATCTACTAATTTTCATAATAGTTGATAAATATTGGATATAATAAACAGGGCGTGCCAAATTAATATGACCAAAATAGCCAGGTGTTTGAATATAGTCAAGCCCATCTGTTGGACAAATCATTCCTGGATCTAATACTCCCATTCGTGGATCAAAAAGACCACATAATACTGGCTTATTATTAATATGTGTATCCCGATTTGTTATTTCTACAACAGATGCTTTTTGAATTTCATGAGGACCTAATATACTAAACTGAATACCAATAATTTTAGATGGTCTCTTATTTTCAAAGTCTGTCATCCTTTTATAATAGTTAAATAATATTTATATTATATTATTAATCAATTTTATAATTTTATTAACTAGTTTTAAATAACATATTTTTTATTATTAATTATTTATTATTATTTATTATTAACTATTTAATAAAATTATAAAATTGAATAAAATAATATTATTATATTATTTAATATAATATGTCCCATAAATATAATACTAGATTGACTTCTGGTGCTATTAAAAGAACAAAATATATTTCTCATGATAGCAACTTTGATGATAATAGTAGCAGCGAAGATGATAGTGCCAGTATTGCTAGCTCAAGTAGTTCTATTAAGAGCAAATTTAATAAATTAGACTATTATAAATTCTTAAACTCACTTTATCCTTCAAAGTATAGTGCTACTAAAGTAACAAATGAAATTGCAAATGTGAATAAAGTTAAGCCAAAATGTGTAAAAGATGATACAAATTTTAAGAATTTTATTTTAAGAAATAAAATGTTTTTAGAGGCTAAAAATCCAAAAAATAGCTTACATAAAATTATTGACAAAAATAATAGACCTAAAAACATATTACGTCCTAAGAATAACAGTAAAAATATTATTATTATAAATATAAAAGAAAATGGTAAATACGAAGAAGAAGACAAAGAATATGAATATGAATACGAAGATGATGAAGATGAACATGAAGACGAAGACGATGAAGATGAAGATGAAGATGAAGACAAGGAAGCTGATGAAGATGACGAAGACGAAGAAAGTAATAATAAAAGTAAAAATGATAAAGTAAATCAATATAACACAAATGAAAATAGTGTTCCTGCTTTACCACATATTGCTAATAAAAATTATAAAGTCTTTAATAAAATTTTATGTGATGAAGATAAAGAGGCAGATTACTTTAAAAAATGTTTATCAAAAACACAGCAAGAAACATTAATTGATAAGCTTAAAGAATTACAAGATTTAACAAAAATAGATAAACCATATTTGTTACATTTAGTAGATCTTGATATTCCTGATGAATATAAAGCATGTGCATTACGAAAAATAAATACTATGCGTTCTATGGATGGTGGTTTTGGTAATAGTGAATTTTATAAAATCAAATCTTGGGTAGATGCGTTTCTAAAAATTCCATTTAATAAATATAACAATTTGCCTATTAGTTTTGCTGACGGTATTGAAAAATGTCACGACTTTATGGAATATACAAAAAAGACATTAGATGGCGTTGTTTATGGATTAGAAGATGCAAAAATACAAATTATGCAAATGGTAGGATTATGGTTAGTAAATCCAAATGCAATTGGTTGCGCTATTGCTATTAAGGGACCTCCTGGAACCGGCAAAACAACACTAATTAAAGAAGGTATTAGTAAAATTTTGAATAGACCATTTGCACTTGTTGCATTAGGCGGTTGTGGAGACTCGGGATTTTTAGATGGTTTTGATTATACATATGAAGGAAGTAAATATGGAAAAATTATTGATATATTAATTCAATGTGGTTGTATGAATCCAGTTATATTATTTGATGAATTAGATAAATTAAGTGATTCGTTTAAAGGACAAGAAGTAACTGGTGTATTGACTCATTTAACAGATAGCACCCAAAATACTAAATTTAGTGATAAATATTTTTCAGAAATTAGTATTAATGTGTCAAAAGCACTCTTTATATTTAGTTATAATGATGAAAATGCTGTAAATAATGTCTTAAAAGACCGTATGTATAAAATTGAGACAAAAGGGTATAAGACTAAAGAAAAACTAATTATTGCAAAAGAACATTTATTACCAAAAATTAGAGACGAAATTAAGTTTGACATTTCAACAATTGTCTTTAATGATGACTTATTAGAATATATTATTAATGATTTTACAGAAAAAGAAGATGGTGTGCGCAATCTGAAACGCTGCCTAGAAATTATTTATAAAAAGTTAAATTTATATAGATTAATGAAGCCTAATATAAATTTATTTGAAAATAGTGAAGGTTTAAAACTAAAAAATAAAATTAGTTTTCCATGTATTTTAACTAAGCAAATGATTGATGATTTAATCAATAAAGGCACAACAAAAGACATTCCATATGGTATGTATGTTTAAGCAATTTTAGTTTAATCTGTTTAGTAAAATTTATATTTTTTTCATTTTTAAGAATGCGTCTTCTAGCTATTTAACTTGTATATTAAAAGGTTCGTATTCTTCTTGTTAGCGCTTGTGCTCTTGTAGTGCGTGCTGGTCTTACAATAGCGTCTGTATTGCGTGTAGTTGTATTTCTCATATTTGGTTGTGTTTCAATTCCTAATTGTGCTCCTTTATAATCATCTAAAGCATTTTGAGTATAGTTTTGCATATTATTTTCTAAATCTTCCATATTGTCTATTGTTAATCCTATAAAATCTACAATATTATTATAACCATTTTCTGCTAATTCACGTTGTAAAAATCCTGCTTCATTATGGAATCTTATTAAATGATTAACTTCTTCTAAAACGAGGTTGATTTGAGTTATCATAGTTAGTAATACATATGGAATATTTTTACGTCTATACTCATATGATGTAAATACGCTATTAATAAATGCTTTATATTGTCTTACTTTAATAACAAGAGTTGGATATATTCTAGCTATGGATTGTGTTAGCTCTTCTAATTGAAGTTGATATGCTTGTATTGATGCTAATAATTCACGCGATTCTGCTTGTGCATTTTTTCCTGCTTGTGTTTTAGTTTTTTTTATATGTGTTTTTTTACCGCGCGTTTTCTTTTTATATATTTTTGGCATATTATATATAATATATTTTATATTTTATAAACTATATTAAATGTATTAAATATTATCATAAAGCCAACTGTAATAATATCTCTCATTTTTACTATTTTTAAGATTAGTAAATTTTAGAAAAACATCAGCATCTCTACATAAAGCAAGTAATTCTTTTTTAAAATCAATAATTTTTGTTTTATCATAATTAGTATTATAATAATATGGATTTTGTATTATTGCATGTGTTAAAAATTCTCGCTTAACAGGTCGCAGCTCAAACGCGCCAATAAAATAGGGTCCGTGTTTTAGTTCTATATTTTTTGGAAAAAAACCAATATAAAAATAATTGCGAGAAGAATTAATAGTGCAAAAATCACGCATTTTAAACATATCATGAAACATAAATGTTGGAAATTGATTAGCTTCATGTATCATTTCAAATGTCCATGTTTTAGCCCATTCTCTCGTTGAATCGGGGGTTAACATTTTTAAATCTTTAGATAATGGTGCTGTAATATATTTCTCATAAGAAGTATATGTTGTCAATACTTTATGCGTTATTGTTTCATTATTTGTTTGATTGTTTTGATTGTTTTGATTGTTTTGATTGTTTTGATTGTTTTGATTGTTTTGATTGTTTTCATAATTGTCTACAAACTTAGTTATATAATTTTCTACATAGTTTTCTTCAATATTTAATGTTAAATTATTTTGTTTTATAAAGTCATAAAATGATTTGCTATTAGAATCATTATCTAAAGACATTTGTTTATTATATTTACTTTTATGTATTACATTATTAAGTGCTTTTACTTTAATATTGTGGAGAGAAAAACAGGTTGAACCTATAATATTTATAGTTAGTAAAATTAATATTTTCATATTAATGATTATTATTGTTTTGTATTTATGTATTTACACTATATTATATTATTAATTAAATGGTTACTTCGCTATTCGGTGAATAATTTACAATTTTATTGTCCAATAAATTTGTCATGCTATTAAACTCGTTTATTTTTTGACTTGTTAATGGTTTATAATCTATAATATAATTTGTATTATTTTTATTAAATGGAATAGGGTCTCCTTGAATTGCTAAAGTTGGAGAAAAATACAAGTTAGTATAGTCATTCGCATTCTGAATAAATGAAGATGATGATTTATTTGTTCCACGCCGTCTCAAATATTCTTGTTGTGTTGGTGTAATGCATGCACACCCTTTTGACGTGCTATATTCACTATTATATAGACAACATTCAGGTAAAAATTTATTATTTTCTAATAATGGTTTTGATGGATCAATCGCAACATTATTATAAGATTTTAGATTTAAGCCGGTATTTTTAAAAATATGCGAATATAATATATTATAACCAGGTATATTATAAGAACTGTCAAAAGTAGTAAAATTTAATCTGGTAAAATGTTCTTTGTCATGTGCAAAATATTTTATATAAGCATAATATAAAGAAAAAAGGATAAATAATATTAATTTATCAAAAAATAATACAAACATAATTATAAGTGTTCCATATTTAAGTATTTTGTATTTTAGATTATTATAATAAGAAGTAGAATTTGTTGTTTTATTTTTTTTTGAGGATGCTTTTACCATAGCTCAATATAATTATATATATATAATAGTTAAAATAATTAATTCCTCTAATTATATTTTGCAATAATTGTTTGGGGAATTAAAATATTTTTATAACCCTCTAATTTTTTATAGCATTTATTTATTGTTACTTCGCTAATTTTGCTAACATTATTAATAGCTAATTTTGATATGTTTAAATTACATACTTGTGACACAAAATATATAATTCCCCCGGCAATCGAATGTGGTGTATTTTCTGGTATTAAACGTAATTGTTCTATTTTATAAGCAACAAATTTACAGAGGTTAGTTAGTTCGTTATTAATAGATAATTTGCTGCAAAATCTCTCAATAAATGATGTTGGAGTTGTTTTACTTAATGATGTAATATCTTCATTTATTTCATTACTTTGTTCTAAATCATTAATAACAGAAAGCGCATTTTTGCAACCTTTTGTAGCGCTAGCATTATCTAAATTAAAGATGTTTGCAATTTCTTTTGCTGTTCTTGGATAGTTATTCATCCTACATGCAATATAAATTGAAGCAGCAATTATTCCATCACGGTTTAATCCTCTATATGTTTTTGTTTCAGATATTTTTTTATGGATTCTCATAGCCTCATCAATTATAATTTTAGGTATTCCGGAATTTTGCGATATTACAGAAATAAACTGAAATTCATCATATTGTGATTTTTCTTTATATGGCATCGCTTGCCAGTCTGTATATCTACGAATTTTATGCATTTCATAACTAGATTTTCCCACACATAATACTTTACAACTATATGAAGACTCTCTTAATAATGGATTAATAGGCATTCCACATCTTGTTGGATCATTATGGTTATTATCGTCATTACCATAATAGCGCCATTCAGCGGACGTGTCTAAATTATCTTTATAAATAATTCCACATTTATTGTTAGAACATGTTAAAAATCCGTCTTCCCCTATAAATAAACAATATTTACAATTAACACATAAGCCATCATTTTTATTTAATTCTTGTTCTTTAATATACACACATTCGAGTATTTTTTTGCTATTACTATTAACTTCTTCGTCAAACATGGTCCATAAATTTTTATTTGAACTATTTTTTTGCTTTATTTTTTTTGTATCTTGCTTGCTTGAATTAGGATGTGTTGAAGAGTTTATAGTACATTCTTGAATCATTTAATAGTCAACAATATTTATAAGTTTAAAAATGAACTAATTTGTTTCAATTATTTATATTATTAATATATAATTATATATTATTAGTAGTTTATTATGGATTATTTATCGGATAATTTTATAGCTGATTTTTTTTTATATACCAAAAAAACAGATAAAGAGTTTAATGCATTTATCAATATTAAATTTGCACAATATTTAAATAATACAAATTTATTAGCAAATGTAGTTAAAGACTTTGAAACTAATAAAAAAGGTCAAAGCCGTTATTGTGATGACTGTGAAAATCTATATATGTTAACAAGTTCGATTTTCGATAATTATATAAAAAAAATAACAATACCATTTAATGTTAATATTAATGATGGATTAAGTCCAGATTCTCAAACTAATTATAAAAAAGAAATATTATATTTTTTTGATTTAGAAGATTTAAAAAAAGTGTTGGCTTCTGAAAAATTAATAGATTCAAATAGTGATGAGGAAGCAAATAAGAAAAAAATATTATGTAAAATTATTTCTGTAGTATTTATTAAGATTTATATAATTATAAAATCTATTTATGAAACATTTAATATTTATGACTCTATTATTTCATCCGAAAATGAAACAATAAGTGGAGATAGACAAGATATAGAATTTGATGAAACATTAGGCGAAGATAGACAACATATACAAGATAATGGAAGTAGCGAATTGGATGAAAAAAATAAAGTATATAAACCATCACAAGAGCAGGTTGAAGAACCAGAACCAGAACCAGAACCAGAACCAGAACCAGAACCAGAACCAGAGCCAGAACCAGAAGTAGCATCAACACAAGAAGTAGCATCAACACAAGAAGTAGCATCAACACAAGAAGTAGCACCAGCACCAGAAGCAGCAGTAGCACCGGAAGCAGCAGTAGCACCGGAAGCAGCAGTAGCACCGGAAGCAGCAGTAGCACCGGAAGCAGCAGTAGCACCGGAAGCAGCAGTAGCACCGGAAGCAGCAGTAGCACCGGAAGCAGTAGCAGTAGCAGCAGCAGTAGCACCAGAAGCACCAGCAGTAGCACCAGAACAAGCACCAACACAACCACAAGCACAAGCACCAACACAAGCACCAACACAACCACCTGCGGTAGCACCACAACAACAAATGGTGGGTGGAACAATATTTGATGATATTGCTTCTTATTTGCCTTATTATAATTCAGAAGAAGAGCCGCTTCAAAGCTCTCCTACTATAAGTGTAAAAAAATATGAAACAACAAAAAATTTGTTTTATTCTATTTTTGTAATATTATTTACAGACTATTTTGAGCTTAATGCAAATAATTTTAGTAAAAAAGTATTACATGAACAATTAGAGTTAATAGATAATCAGAGATTCTCAAAAAATTTATCAAAACTAGCAAAATATTTTTGTGATGAATATAAGAATCGCAAATTATTTTATAGAAGTTCAATCACACATGGTTCAATTATTTTTGATAATGATATTGAAAATTTAAATTTTTTAAATTTACAAGTTGATTATATAAATCAAAAACAAGCAGATTTAAAAACTATTAATACCAAAGTTGATTTAATAAACAAATTATTTACTCAAAGTGAGATTTATTTAACCAGAATATGTGTTCATACTAATTCAAATGACACTACAAATGAAGATGATATATATAATTATGATACCAATAAAGATAGTATGCTAGATCAAGCTGGTTATAAAGATACTATTGTTAAAGATAAAGATGCTAATATAGATAAAGATGCTAATATAGATAAAGATGCTAATAAAGATGCTAATAAAGATGCTAATATAGCTAAAGATGCTAATATAGATAAAGATGCTAATATAGCTGATGAATCTAATATAGCTAAAGATGCTAATAGAGATGCTAATATAGATAAAGATAAAGCTGCCAATAATATTCTAGGTGGCGGATTAGATGAAGATGATGATAATATATTTAAAAATATGAATTTTAAAGCATATAATGAGATAAAAAAGCATTTAAATGAAATGATAGAAGAATATTTTAAAAAAAGACAATATTTGTATGTAAAAATCATTAAAAATATAGTTGTATTTGATAGAAAAAAGAATGAAATAACTAGAATAAATGATAATTTAACTTATCTTGAAATTTTAAAGTTGACCCATAAAACCAAGTATAAAATATTAGAACTAACTTATTATACATATAAACACACAAATGACATTTTAGAAATATTTTATAATGAATTAGATGATTTAAAAAGACCCAGCACCGGACTAGTTAATCCTTTTAATATTGGCTTTGGTGGAAAAACTAAACATCATAAAATAAGTAGTGTAAAACAAAAAAAGAGAAAAACTGCACATAAAACAGAGCGTAAAATAATAAATACACGAAAAAAAAGAGCAGTTCATAAAAAGACATTAACTAGACGAAAGTAGATTAGACTTTTAATCTTTCTAATAAATTATTATTATAGACCAGATTTCCCGAAGGTTTATAAGATTTTGTATCTTTATAGTTATTAATAGTGTTATTTGTATTTTTTATTTGCTTCGTACTAGAAAATAATAATTCGTTTGAATTGCTTTCATTTTCATTTTTTATTTCTTGTGTATTATTAGTTATTATATTACCAAATTCATCAACAAGTGTGCCTGTTTTTTTCTTAATTTCATTACGAACATAACTTGGAACCCAGTGTTTCCAACTAATAAATAATAAATTTGGATGAGTATATCGCACAACAAACTTATTTTCTCTAAGTTTTTCTATCACATATGCGGTGCAATCTCTATAATCATACATAGGAATACCAATTATTACTTCTGGCATTACATACCAGCAACAGTTTTCATTAACCAAGTTTTTTGAAACATATTTAATTTTATTATGTATTCTAAGTAATATTTTATTATAATTATTTAAAATATTTAAATCTTGTTGTTGTTTTTTTGTATATAATTCATCTATATTCAATTTTATTGAATCATTTTCATTATCTACTTTATTTGAAAAATTATAAAAAGCATCCGTTGCCATATATTATATTTTAATATAATAGTTATTAAAATTATTACTTTTTTATTTAATAGTATATAAAAAAATTTGGCTTATTAAATTATATACTTTGCTTAATGACAAAAATAGAACATCTTGTATTGTGCGGAGGCGGTCCTGTTGGGTTAGTTCAATATGGCGCGCTTAAATATTTAACCTTCAATAATTATTTAGTATTTAACAATATTAAATCTATATATGCTACATCAATAGGATGTATTATATCATTTATTTACATAATAAATTTAGAATGGTCTTGGATGGATGATTTTTTAATTAAGCGACCATGGAAAAAGTTAGTGAGTTTTACACCATATGATTATCTTAACATGTTTAATACAAAGGGTCTATTAACAATTGATTTTGTTACTGAATGTTTAAAACCGCTATTTTATGCTAAAGATATAGCTTTAAATATAACATTAAAAGAATTTTATGAGTTAACTAATATTGAATTTAATTTATTTACTTGTAACTTTACCAGATTTGAAAAAGAAAAACTGAACTATAGTACATACCCAGACTTACCACTTGTAGAAGCTATATATATGTCATTAGCAATTCCTATATTATGTGTTCCTTTTCATAAAAATGATTGCTTTTATTTTGATGGAGGAATACTTGTTGTATGTCCATTAAATGATTGTATAGTAGATAAAAAATGTGATTTATCTTCTATATTATGTTTTAAAAATGATAAGACAAATCCTATAGATTTATCTAATAACTTTTATAAAAATTATTATAATGATATAAGCGGTGAAACGCTCGTTTATAATAATAATATGAATAGTGAATCATTAACTACTAATTCAAATTTGATAGAATTAATTATTTATATAATTAAAACACTATTTCATAGAATATCTACAATAGAAAATGTAGAAGTTGACATAGCCAATTCAATAAATGTGTCATTAACAGAGCAAATGGTAAATGTTAGTTATTGGAAACATGCTTTTACGTGTGATAGCGAGAGAAGTTATTTAATAAATTTAGGGATACAAGAAGCAGAAAAATATCTGGCAAAACCAAGTTATACAGCTTTATAATGTGTAAATGTTTCCATAAATTGAATCAAATTGGCTTTATTTGGTTTTGCATCGTAATTATATACATTATTTTTATATATTAATTTTATAGTTGGATAAGCATCTATATTATATTTATCAGCAATAGCAGACTGTTTATCACAATCTATTTTAGTAAGACTAATTATATAATTGCCACTAGCATTTTCTCCTTTAATATAATCTTCAAATTTATCAAGTTCTACTAAAGATTGTTTACAATAAGGACACCACTCTGTATAAAAATATAATATTAATATTTCACTATTTTTATCAGTTTTCTCAATATATTCGCTATTTAATATATGTTGTTTACTAGTAAAGACTTTTATATAATTATAATATAAAACTATTAATAGAATTGAAAATAGTATTGTTAAAAAAAATACTAATAGCATATACGAGCGATTATTTAGCGTATTTCTTATGAATATTGTTAAATATTCAAAATAATTATTAAATATTTTGACAATTAAAAAATTAGACATATTTATATATATTTAATAAATAAATAATATTATTTACACATATTATATAATATTATATTATCCTATATTAAGTATTATTATATTATATGAAAAAAACATATAAAGAAACACACAAAAAAACACACAAAAAAACGGTAAAAAGTGCTAATAATAAACAAAAGAAAGAATTTGTATATAATAAAACAGATTATAATAGTGGTGATGGTATGTTAACAAATGTATGGGGACCTAGCTTATGGCATTATTTGCATGTAATGAGTTTTAATTATCCATTAGAACCAACAAACCAACAAAAGCAAAAATATAAGCAATTATTATTAAATTTACAATATACATTACCTTGCAAATATTGCCGAATTAACTTAAAAAATAATTTTAAGAAATACCCATTAATAGACAAAATATTTCAAAATCGCTATAATTTTTCATACTATATATTTAGCTTGCATGAGCATATTAATAAAATGTTAGGAAAAAAGTCAGGACTCACATATTGTGAAGTTCGAGACAATTACGAACATTTTAGATCTAGATGTACTGTTGAAAAAAAAGAATTATTTAATTATGCAAAAAATAAGCCAGAAAAAGGTTGCACAACTCCTATGTATGGAAAAAAATCTAAATGTGTAATAAATATTGTTCCGCAAGAAACAAAATGTAAAACATTCAATATTGATAAAAAATGTCTAAAGACTAAAGACTAAAGACTAAAGACTAAAGACTAAAGACTATAATTATTTTATTTAAAAATAATTATACTAATATTTTAACAGTTTTAATTTAAAATATTAATAATGTATATAAAATGAAAGGAAAACATTCTAAAACATACAAGAGAGGCGTAAATTTTTTGAAATTTACAAAATCGCGTTTAATAAATTTAGTAAAAAAACTACAAAAAAAAATAACTATGAAGAAAAAATATAGAATGCGTGGCGGATGAGGTGAATCTAGCATCACCGCTTAAAATATAAACCATAAAAATTAATAATACTAATATGATAATATTATGATAAATTATTTTTAAATAATTCATAATATTGGAGAAAAATAGTATATACTAAATGTTAATATGCTAAAATAGCATAGTAATATTTATTAATATTTTACATACCAAATGTGCTAAAATCAGTTAATACGGGTCTTGGTAAAAATGGGTTATCTGGTCCTTGTTCGTATTTTGGAACTTTTTTACAGTCAAAATTTGGTTCAGGACATCTTTGTGGTGCAGGACAAGGTGGATAGTCTTCTGTTGCTATATTTTTGCTACTATTAACACGATTACTAGAAACATTTGCGCTAGAATTTTGTGCTAACAAATTACCATTTGTATCAAATGAGGGTGCAGGTGAACGAATTGCTTTCATAGCATTATTGCTACTTTCTACTGTTGTAGCACTGTCTACATTTTGATTTAAATAAGCATTTTTGGCCATTACAGGTGTAATATTGGGTCCAAATAATGATTCAGCATATTGTAAAGGATTCATCGAATTAACAGGATTTACAATTGGATTAGATGGTAAATTCATAGCTGTTTCAAAATTATTATATATTGGCGGAACATAAGCTGACCCATATGTTCCATTTTGTAATAATTGAGAAAATAATAGATTATCTAAATCTGAACTTCGTGGAGCAAATAAGGATCTTAATGAACCTAAATTTAAATTTGTATCACCTAATGTAACGCTGCCTCCGGCGCCTCCTGTGGCTGTGGCTATACTCCCACTTAATGTTTGTATTATTGGAGGCAGTCGTTCATTTGTTATAATTGGTTGAAATTTGCCATTTCTTACTAGTTCTTTGGTTCCTGTTGAATTTGGAGTAAATATATTTATACTTAAATTATTTAAAACTACATTTGATGATGGTTCATAAATATTACCTGAAAACTCTTTAAGTAACATATTAAAATTATAAGCATTAGTGGCTATATTAGTACTAACATCCAAGTCTAATGTTACTCTACTATTTGCGTTAGTATAATGGTAAAATCTTGCATTTGAAAGATCGCTAAAGGCAAACATACCATATTTTTTATGATACTCAATAAATGAGAAATCAGAAAAAATAGTTTGATTATTGTAACTAATATCATTCATTGAAAAATCTCTACTGTTTGTATTATATTCTAGATCTGTCATATTAATACTACGTACTTTAATAATCTCTGAACGTCGATTTAGAGGAACTACTAATTTATAATAATTAAAATTTGGATCTGAACCTGTTATCTTTATAACAGGTTTTAAAAATTCTGAATGTTGAATCGCGCTTTGTTGCATATTTGTTAATCCTTCTTTAACATTTAACATATTAAAATAAACAATACACGATAATATTACAAATATTAATAACAATATTATTATAAAGTTATTTTTTTTAAAATTGAAATTCATATTTATATTAAATATATAATATAATTTTTCTATATAATTTTAATGTCTAAAGTTATTAAGTCGTGTCTTTTAAAAAAATATTATAATAATACTTTATTTGAAATTGGAATTGATGAAGCAGGGCGCGGTCCTATGTTTGGGCGAGTTTATAGTGCTGCTGTAATTTTACCAGCTAATGAAACTTTTAAATATGAATATTTAAAAGATAGTAAAAAATTTACTTCACAAAAAAAGATAAGTGAGGTTGCAGATTATATAAAGCAAAATGCATTATTTTGGGCTGTTTGTTATGAAGATGAAAAAACAATTGACACATTAAATATTAGAAATGCAACTTTAAAAGCCATGCATAATGCTATTAGTGTTATACTTGACAAATATTACAAGACGAATAACACAAATAATATTGATAAAACAAACGACTTAAATGCACAATTTTATTTATTAATTGATGGAAATGATTTTAAATGTTATACATATTTTTGTAGAACATCTAACGTTATTAAGCAATTAAATAATGTATTGGTTGAAGGCGGTGATAATAAATATTGCTCCATAGCAGCTGCATCTATACTTGCAAAGGTAGAGCGTGATAATTATATTAGAGCTATGTGTTTACAATTTCCTAAATTAGATACTTATTATGGATTATTTAATAATAAAGGTTATGGAACAATCAAGCATATGGAAGGAATAAAAAAATATGGAATTAGTAAATGGCACCGTACAACCTATGGTTGTTGTAAAGACATGCATGTAAATGATGATGAATTTTATGTATAATTAATATTTTATGCGAAGACGACGTGTCCAATCTGTTTTAGTGTCTTTATCTTTCTTAATGCCTCTGTTTTTACTAATTAGCAAAGCATGCATTTGTTCTTGTTTATTTTTAATAAACGTAAGTGTCTTTTTCAAATTAATTAGTTCTGTATATAACTTTTGTCGTTTTGCTTTTTGCTTGTTTTTGAAACTACTAAAATTTTTCATATAAGATTCATAATTATAACCATCATCAGATGAATCTTCTTCATAAACATAGTCTGGGTCTTTTTTTACGTCATCATGGTCAGAAGTATAAGAATATTCTTCATCACTATTACAATAATTAGTAGCACCAATATCATATACATCATAAAGTTGGCTATTTGGTTCTTCAAATGGGCTAAATTGAACTTCCCAATAGCACGGGTCATCATACACCATAATTCCTTTATTCTTTTCAATTGAGTTATAAAAATTACAAGAACCCTGGTTATAATAATAATAATCAATTTCAATTAAAGCATAACCATAATTATATTTGTCTGCAACATAATATTCGGGTTCACTATGTGGAATTACTTTAACGTGTTTTACTTTGGCAATATCAAAATCTTCAAAATACTTAATAATCTTAGGAATGTCTTCATAAACAACATAATCTGGAATATAAAGCATTTTTCTCAAGAACATAGTAGACGACATAATATATGGGTGGTTTTAATTACAATAATCAAAAATTTTAAAATCAATTTTTTTCTTATTAATTTTTTGTTTTTATATATTTATATTTTATATAAATGTCGACTCCTACTAATATGCAGCTCGCTCAGCGTATCGATATTCTTGAGAAGCAGCTTGCCCTCTTGCTTGCTAACCAAACCAAGACTCCTGATAGTCCTGTTGAAAAAAAGTCTAAGACTACACGCACTAGAACCAAGACATCCTATAGTCATGTTGAGGAAAACCCTAAGACTAGACGCACTAGTGGATATATTCTATTCTCCCATGCTAACCGCGATGAAGTCTCTGCTCTTGGAACTTTTGGTGATGAAAAACCCAAAAACATTGACATTATGAACCAACTTACTCAAATGTGGCTAAATAGTTCTGCTGAAGAAAAAGCGATGTGGAATGCTAAGGCAAAGGAAACAAACTTAGGAAGAGGTCGTAAAACAAAACATATTAAAAAACCCCATAAAAAAGTAACGCGTGCTAGAAGACGTTAAATGATATATTGAAAAATTAAAACAATATTATGCTTTAAAAAAAATTGATTTCTTTTTTTATATTTAAAAAAAGAAATCTTATAAGTTACGACATAAAAAAAAATAACAATGACATGTGTTATTACTAATTATTTGTTAAGTGAAATTTTTAATACTCAAAATATTGAGAAGTTTTATAAAACATTAACTACTAGACATTATTATTGCGAAGATGATTTTAAATTAAAGACTAATTATGCGATTTTATTGTTTGTTGATACATTATTTTTAGACAAAGTTGGTGGTTATAAAGGGTTAATTGTACCACATAACCAACAATGCGACCTTTATCAATACATAGCTGAAAATCGTTTAAAAATTTTTCATTATGTAACTTTTAAAGCATCTGCACATAATGATTTAACTGGACTACAATTGCTTATTGATGAGTTTAAAAAAGATAACTGGATTGTGCTATTTGGTCATTATTTATACGATAAAACATTAGATTTACTAAGTAGCAAAGAGGATTGTTTTGATATAAAAAATAAAATATATGCTATTATTTGTAGTCTTAAAGAAGCACAAGTAATAAAAGTAGAACTATTATGTGATGCTTGTGAAAATGATTGCCCTATTTGTTTAGACACAATGGACATTACTAATAGTATTACAACTTTATGCAAGCATAGTTTTCATAGTAAATGCTTATATCCTATGTTTGATGAGGCTGTTAAACAAAATTCAACGCGACCAAAAATCAGTTGTCCATTATGTCGTGCTGATGTTTTTATAAAGTCAAAAATAACATTTAAGGAAATAGTAAATTATTAAAAAGTTAGTAAAGCAAAAAATATACTAATTTTTGTATAAAAAAATATTTTTTATACAAACAATAGTTATAGTTACTAAGACTTTATTAACCTATTAATTTCTAATTAATAGAAGCACGACACAAAGGACATGGAGAACACTCCTTGTGGTAATTTTCCGCTAGTTCAAAGTATGCACGCTTACATTTGTCTAAACATCCCCCGTGGAATATATGCGCACAAGCAGTTCTAACACAACTAGGATTTTCTGCATCGGCCTCCAAGCAAATAGGACAATCCCATTCCTCTTCATGTTGGAAGTCATCGGGCAATAGCTCTGAATCGATGTTCTTGAGATGTATGGGAACATGAGGTAAATAGTAATGTGTCGTCCTAGTTTCATTACTGAACCACGAGAAAGTATGTTCATAGTCACATTGAAGAATGCGGTCTCCGTAATATTGTGCCCACCAAATTACGCCGTTAGTTAAGTCGCCATCCGTTTCCCAATCCTCAAGGCGAGACAACCAACGTGTAGCACGTTTCACAGCATCAAACAAGTGATCTTCATTCAGAACTCCGTCTTCTAGCTCCTCACTCCGCCTCTCTAAAAAGTTAATAATGAACTCTCTCATTTCATCGACCACGGCTTCCTCCAAACACCGCTCAAACTTTGACACTAGACCATTAACATACCATGACTGAGTCCGAATCCAGCAATTCATGACAGCCATCATTTCACTAGAAATTTTCCGCACATCAAACTTGCGCTGAATAGCGTCTACAACTTCATCGACCGCCATGTTTAATTTAACCCCTAAATAAACATCATCAATAACGAGAGTGCCGAACAACTCCGTAATCTTGGCAACCATGGCGGCATTCATTATTGGTAATTGTTTTGTATAATTTGCTGAGGCTAGTAGTCAACCAAAGAAAAAAGTAATTCAATTTTTAAAAAGTATAACAAGAAATATGTTTTATAAAAAAATTAAAAATATGCATAACACACCACAAATGACACTTGTCAATATTTAATCAAACTCAATCCAATTATTCATCTTCCATGTTCTCGTCGTTAATATGCTTAGAAACATGGGGCAAGCTATAATGTGTCTCTCCTGTTTCTTTGCTAACCCATGAAAAATCGTGATCATAGTCACAACTCAGAATGCGATCTCTAAAATTTTGCCCCCAGCACATAGCATAGTATGTAAAGATAGTTTCTGTTTCCCACTCCATAGTAGACAAAACATGGGACACGTGTTTTAAAGCATCACATAAGTCACCTTCATTTACTCTCTCTGTGTCTTGCATAGCATTTATCCTTCCTACTAAAAAGTCAATCAACAGTCTAGTCATTTCATCCGCCACGACTTCCTCCAAACAAGCCTCAAACTTTGACACTCCATGCTCAACATACCATGCATCGGTTCTTATCCAACAATTCATGATGGCCTTCAATTCCCTAGGAAGTTTTTTTACATCAAACTTGCGTTGAATAGTGGCCACTACTTTATCGAGTTTCATATTTATCATAGTTCGAAACAGCACATCGTCAATAATAAGAGTGCCAAACAAGCTCCTAATCTCGGCAATATTGTCATTATTCATAGTGCTTCCTTTGTATAATTTGCCGAGGCTAATAGTCAAAACTAAAGAAAAAAGTTATTCAATTTTATTAAAGTATAATAAGACAAAACAAGACAAAACAAGACATATTACACATAAGTCTCTAATAAATAGGAGCACGACACAAAGGACATGGAACACACATCTTGTTATGGTTTGCCTTTTGCTCTAAGTATATACGTTTACAATCATCCAAACATGCCATATGGAATATATGCTTACAAGCGGTTCTAACACAATGAGAAGTAAACAAATTAATATGATTAACTGAATCAACTTCCAAGCAAATAGAGCATTCCCATTTTAAGTCATGTTTGAAGTCTAATGCCAATACTTCTAATGGGATTACATTCTTCGGAAGTGTAGCAACATGAGGCAATCGATAATGTGTTGACATAGTTCGCTTGCTAAACCACGAAAAAGGACGTTCAAAGTCTCTATCTATTAGGCTCTCTCCGTTATTTTGTTGATAGCGTTCTGCTTCGGCAGTCAACTTGGCGTTAATATCCCAAAAATAGTTACTAGTAAATTGTGACATAGACACACGAAGCACTTCTAAAGCCAAGTCGTCTTTATTGACAGAACTTCCAAGTCCATACTCATACTCTTTCTCGCGCATTTTTAAAAGATCAATTACATGATGTCTCATTTCCCTAGTCACTACATTCCGAAGACACAGCTCAAACTTTGACAGTCTAATTTCATGATCAATATACCATGAATGCGTTCTTACCCAACTATTCATAATAGCCTTCAAATGCCTAGAAAGATTGTGTGTACTAATGTTTTTTTGAATAGTATTTACTAGTACATTTATTGCATCATTTATCATCGGCGCGTTAGTCTCATCATCATACAAAGCATTAACGCTATCATCCAAACCGACTTTGCATTCTGTCATAGTTGCTTATAGTTTTGTTTTGTGTTGCTTTGTATAGTTGTAGTATACAATAGCACTTATCTAAAAAATCAATTCAATTTTTTATTAGTATAAAGTATTTTAAAAAAAAATATGCAAGACACGAGAGACACAAGACATACTAGTCTTTAACAAGGCACAAGAGTATTAGGACCTACACAAACCCAACCCGCTTCCTTTTCCTCTTCCTTCGAGAAGCGATTTGGCTTGGGAAGATGGGGCAAATGATGACACACCTCCTCATTTATAGAGTCGTAATACTGAAAATATCCACCATCGCTACTCTCTATTAGGGAGAGTTCTCCATGTTCTTGTATCCACAGACGAGCCTCGGTCTCCAGTTCAGCACCCATAGTTGCCCATAAGTTCTTATGATAATAATACAAACTATTTGATGCGGTACTCAGAGCATAATACAAATCCTTTTTTTCGGGAATCTTGCCTTCATCCTCATTCATCCACTCGAACAAAAGCTCAAACACCCGAGTCTTCAGCTCCTGAGACACAATTATCCACAAACACTTCTCAAACTTTGAATCTCCGTCATCATCATACCACCGCCCAGTTCTTGCCCACATATTCATTATTTCAAGCAAACCTTTGGGAAGATGTGCAACAATCATGTAGCGCTGAATACCTTTCATAACAAAAGCAATAGCATCTTTCACCATCTCATCATTTGCTTCATCATTCATCAAGTCCAAAATTGCTTTGCTATCCGTAGTTGCTTTGCTATCCATAGTTGCTTTGCTATCCATAGTTGCTTTGCTATCCATAGTTGCTTTATATAGTTTGTTCGTGCTAATACTTAACTAAATAAAAAGCAATTCAATTTTTTTATTAGTATAACAACATTTTTATTGTTTATATTTTTATTTTGTTGTTTATATTTTTGTTTTATTGTTTTGTTTTTATTTTTTTATTTTTTTAATAATAGCGCTTATGCCTTCCTTCCATATATTTACATCATTCCACTTGTTTTCCTTCTCTGTATAAATATTTTTTATGTAATCATTCTCGAAAGGTTCATAACATGAATTAACAAAATAAATATTGTTATTTTTATAATATTTTATAAATAGTTCTTGTAAATCTAATATATCTTTCGTATTATATCTACATAATACAATAATTGGTTTTGTATCATTTGTAATATTATTAAATCTTTCAATTCTTCTATTATATTTGTCTAATACATCACTATAATAGCTATACCATTTTTCTGTGATACAATTGCCATGTTCTTCACCAAATACACCCTCACCTATATTATTTTCAAAATCAGTCATATTGGTTAACGGATAATCGTGTGGAAATTCAAAACCATAATGGTCTATTAATCTTGTTTTATTGTGATTAAAAGTAAGGTTTTTATGAAAATCTTTAAATTTAGTTTCAAAACATATTTGTATACTTTTTATATTACAAACAATCCAATCAAATGGGAGAGCAAATTCTCGCAAATTTAACTCCTTTAATGCTGCTGCGGGCGAACAATCATATCCAATTGTTAAATAATTAAAACTCATTTATAATATATTTATATATAACTATTTATATACATTTTTTATTACTTAAAATCTATACTATCCATTTCAATAGTTAATGTATGAACTTCTTTACTTAACAAAGATTTTCTATTTATGAATTTTTTCTCATCAAGTAACATTTTTATTGTAAAAATAACAATTACCTCTTCTACTAGCACAGAAAATAAGGCAATATCTATTTGTGTTACTCCGATTAGTAATGTAAAAATATATCTAATATTATTTAATAAAAACATAGAATTTGCGTAAAAATATAATTGTAATTTACTAAATTCAGTTATTTCTTTTTTATCAGGATTATAAACATTCATAAATAATACCGGACTTCCAAATTCTTGAATAATAACTCTAATTACATCATTTACAAATATTAATGTTAATAAACTACAATATTTTTGTGTAGTGTTAATTTGCACGCTTATAAATATAAAATCATCATTTGGTCCAAAACGAAAATATTTTGAATCAGTTGCAAAATTTGTTATATAAAATCCTATAAATAATACTAAACAACTATTTAAAAAAAGACATAGCCTAACTTTATTTAATTGATTCATTTAACATTAGTTAATGTAATTAGTAATTAAATTTTAAATTGTTTCGTAATTTAAGATTAAAAAACTATGCTTATGTTGAGACTATGAACTTAGCCTATTTATTAAACAAGGCATATGAACTAGGAGGTGGAATGCGACGAACCATTGTTCGCATTCTTGTTCTACAATGACAATCGCACCATTCTCGTTCATCCATGCGACGCCAAGAGTTGACTTGGCACCAATCTAAATAGTCATCATATGATAGAGTGTTAAGAGCAGTTTCTTGCGCTTTTGACATAGTTCTAACATCTAAGTCAGCATCATAAGCATAAGACACCGGTTTATCTCTTTGATGTCTTGGGCAGCAATCACATTTTGCTAGTGCAGCAAATCGTTTCCTTTTTGTTTCAGTACTTTCCTCATCCATATAGACAAGTCTTCTACAACAAGGGCAGCTAATTAGCCCACATAATGAACCTTTAAGGGACGCAGTAGTCCATTGTTGTAAGCATTTTTTATGAAATATGTGACCACACGCTGTAATAAGTCTTCGCTTAATTTTTCCTGAAATACAGCCATCTACTTCAATAGCTCCATCATTGTCTTCTAAACATATATTACAAGTCACTATTTCATCAATCATAAAACCACAAAAGGGCGGCAATAGTGTAGTCAACTTTGGCGGTGCTTTATTGCTCATTAACTTGTTTTGCTTTCTTTTGTTTTGGTTTCTTTTGTCTTGTGTTATATTGTGTAGACTTTTTATATAATTATAATCAATTTTTTTTTGTCTAAAAAATTGATTATAATTTTAATTATACTTTATTAAAACTATTATAATAAGTAATACTTAAGAAATGAACGGAATTGAGTTATTTGAACTAATTAAAAAAGTTTGTACTTTTGATGAACTTTTACAATCTATAAGCGGTAAAACAAAGACAGAGACACAATCTAAAAGAGGTAATGTATTTGAAAAAATATGTGATTTAATTATAAAATTTGGATGTTGTTCTATTTTGCCTAATGATATTTATGATCATTTTGAAGGAAATATTGCTAATTGTAAATTAAAAAAAATTATTGATTTAGAAATGTATGTTAAACAACTTAAGGTATTAAGCAAAGGAAAAGGTGGTAAAAGTGATATTACTCTACAAAATAAAATTACTGGCAAATGGATTTTTATTTCATGCAAATTTGGAGACGGTCTAGGTGTAGCCGAATATGATATTGATAGGATTTATTTAGCAATAAAAGACAAAGCACATATTTATAAAGAATGTAATATTTATTTATTTGTAAGCAATAAACAAAAAACATTAGATACATTTAATGCAGCACATCAAGGAAATTCTTGTTATAAAAATAATGTCAATATGACTTTAGATACAAATGATTTTGAACCATACTTTCAAACTTTTAAACAATCTATACAAAATATCAGTATTGATCAAGTCAATTCTAAGTTTTGTAATGATAAAGTTCCATTAGAACTACGGTTTCATCAAGATTATATTACTTATAAACAAATGGAAAGAATAGAGGAAGGAGAAAAGGAATTGTTGTTGGGAGCAAAAGCACGGTCTGGAAAAACTTATTGTGTTGGTGGATTATTTATTAAATATTATAAAAAATTTGGAGTATTAAATGGAATGATTATTACACCAGCACCAACAGAAACATTATCACAGTTTACAGATGATTTATTTCATAAGTTTAGAGATTTTAATATGATAAATATTGTTGAAATAAAAAAAGGAACCGATTTTGAAAGCATGATTCTCAAAGAAAATAATATTATAATTATAAGCAAACAATTATTAGATGATTATGTATGTGAAAACAAGCTTGTGTCAATTCAAAAACTTAATTTAGATTTTATTGTGTTTGACGAGAACCATTTTCACGGAACAACCCTAATGTCTAAAAATATTTTACAATCATATTCATCGCAAAAAACGATAAAATTATATTTAACTGCAACTTATGCCAAACCATTATTAAAATGGACTATTCCTTTAGAGTGTCAATTTTATTGGGATATTGAAGATGAGCAGCTATGTAAAAAAAGAGATATTCAAGGATTAGTTAATAAACACGGAGAAGATATAACTTTATTCTTAACTAAAGAAAATTATCAGGCTAAACTATGTGTTTATGACAAAATGCCCGATTTACATATTATTACAAATATTATGGATAGAAAAAGATATGAAGATATCAAGGAACTAATTAAAGATACTTCATATGGATTTTCAAATAGTACACTTTTAAGTGGAAACTACCCAAATGAGGTTGACAGAATGTTGAGATATATTACTGGAAGCAATAAAGAACAAGACTATCCTAAACAAGATTTATCCATATTTGGAAGAATAAAACGAATTGCTTTTGAAAAAAACAGCAGAACACGATTGAATAATGGAGATTTTACAAGTCAATTATGGTTCTTGCCTTTTGGAATTAACATGACGATTGAAAAAGTGAGCGAACATACGAAAGATAGAATGGGGAAAAATAACATCTTAAAAAATTACGAAGTAAAAATTGTTAATTCTAAGAAAGATTACAAAGTAAAAGATATTAAAGAAGAAATAAAAAACTGGGAATTAAAAGCAAAAGAAGAAGGAAAAGATGGATTAATTTTGTTGGCGGGAAATCAATTAACTTTAGGAATTACATTACCATTTGTTGATATTGTATTTCTCTTTAATGATATTGTTTCAAGTGACAAGATTATTCAAATGATGTATCGTTGTATGACCGAAAGCATTAATAATACAGAAAATGATAAGATAAATAGTGGAACAAAAAAAATTGGGTTTGTTGTAGATTTGAATATTTCCAGAGTTTTAAATACTTGCTTAGATTATAATGTTTATAAAAAAGATTTGAATGTAGAACAAAAATTTACTTATTTAGTAGAAAATAATTTAATTAATATTGATAATGATTTATTTCAAGGAAAAGACAATAAGACAAAATTAGTTGAGAAACTCTTACATATATGGAAAGCAGACCCAATTCATAACTTAAAAATATTATTGAAAAAGATCGAAGATAATATTATCGACTTGGATACAAAAGATCAAAAAAGTTTAAATAATTACTTTACTAGTTCTATTGGTGATGAAAAAGTAAATGTAAAAGTTAAGTTTGATGAAGAAAGTGAAGACCCATTATCAAATGGAAAAACAGAAAAAAAACAAGATAACGGAGACCATGATCAAAACGAAGAACAAGAAGAGCCAGAAGACGAAGAAAAAACTGTAAATATTTCTCTTAGTAAAGACGTGTTGCCATTTATTATCCCATTAATTTGTATTTTGACAATAGATACAGAACAAAAAGATATTTTAGAAATGTTGAATATTATTAAGATAAATCCATTATTATTGAATGTTTTTCAAGACCAGTCTTTTATTTGGTGGAATAAATCAGATATTATTAAACTGATTGAAGCGATTGTAAAAAAATATATTAAAAAGAATTCTTCTATATATAATATTGCAATTCAATTTAAAATGTCATTACAATGTTTAATAGATAAACCGAAAGAACTATTAGAGTTAATTGATAGTTGTTTGAAACCAAAGCAAAAAGAAAAACAAGAAAACGGCGAAGTATATACTCCTATGAATTTAGTATTTGAAATGTTGGATAATCTAGATAAACATTACACTAAAGAATATGGGAGAAGTATATTTACCGAAAAAGAATTTAAGTGGTTTGATCCTGCATCTGGAATGGGAAATTTTCCAGTAGCGGTGTATTTAAGATTAATTGAAGGATTAAAGCCACAAATTCCTAATGATGAAGAACGAAAAAAACACATTATAGAAAACATGTTGTATATGAGCGAGTTAAATAAGAAAAATGTATTTATTAATCATCAAATATTCAATATGAATAATCAATACAAATTAAATCTTTATGAAGGCGATACTTTAAAATTAGATATTGCGAAAGTTTGGGGATTACAACTTAATAGTTTTGATGTGGTTTTGGGAAATCCACCATACAATAAAGGAGGCATTTGGTCTCATACAAAAAAAACCGATAGTGAAAAAAGAGAAGTATTATGGATGAATTTTATTAAAAAATCATTTACATGGTTAAAACCAGATGGGTTTTTAGTATTTATTACTCCGCTATATTGGTTGAAAATAAACATAGAAGTTCATATTTTAATGTTAGAAAAACATATTGTTTGGTTGAAATTATGGGATGACTCACAATCAAAAAAATCAATTAATGCTGATATTCCAATTTCATTATATATATTACAGAATACAATTAATAAACTAACTAAAAAGACGGAAATTATTAGCGAAATTAAGCGTAAGAAACTTATAACAACATCATTTGAATATCTAAATCAAAATTATTCAATTCCATTAGCATTTCATAGTATATTTGATAAACTCATGCGGTTTGTAGAAAAACATAATTGCAGTTTAGAATACAAAACAAAAACAGTAAAATCATCAGGAACAAAAAGTAAAGTCCCTCCTGAATATACATTAGAAGATAATTGGGCAATTGATACATATACACTTAATGAGGGAATTTTAGGAAAAAAAGCAATAGAAACACATCCAGATGCAAATAAACGCAAGCTTATTATAGCAAATAAAAGAGGATTTAAAGGGGTATTTATTGATGAAGGAAAGTTAAGTTTGACTGGAGCTAATAAATATTATATTATTGGTGATAATTTAGAAGTAATAAAAAAAATGCTTGGATTTAATATTAATGTTGTTATTAGTGATTTTCTAAAATATTCACAATCATTTTTAGACAAAGAAGCATTTAAATATATTCCAGACATTCGTAAATTGGGAATTATGAATATAACAGAAGATGAGTTTTACAAGTTACTAGGATTAACACTTGAAGAAATTAATCAAATTAAAAATATTATAATAGAAGAAGTGGTTGAAGAAGAGAAAATAGATGCACAATCTTCATCTATATCCTCGTCAAAGTCATCATTAGCCGAGTTAAAAGCACAATGTAAATCTTTGGGGATTAAAAATTATTCAAAGTTAAAGAAAAAGGAACTAATTGAGTTAATTGCTAAGCATGAATGATCTAATAATTTATAAAAACTAGCAAATCATTTTTTTTATATAGAAAATTATGATAAAACGCATAAATAACTACACATAAACAATCCTTACACCCCCCCGCGTAGACGTAATACAAGATGAAGCGTGCTCTCTTTTTGAATATTATAATCGCTTAATGTTCTTCCATCTTCAAGTTGTTTTCCTGCATAAATTAGACGCTGTTGGTCTGGTGGGATTCCTTCTTTGTCTTGAATTTTGGCTTTAATGTTGTCAACGCTGTCTGATGGTTCTACTTCTAATGTAATAGTTTTTCCAGTAAGTGTTTTTACAAATATTTGCATGTTATACTATTATTAAGTATAATAAATTTGTTTTTATATTTTTTTCTAAATATATATAAGATAAAATATGGTTTTTGTTTCTTGTGATACAAGTGTTAACGTCTTTAACGTTAGTGATTGTTATTATACATTTATGATGAATATTAAAGTTTCAGATGGCCCATTAGCTAATGGCAACACTTATGCCGAAATAGAAATATATTATAAGTCAACAGATTATGATGCTGTTGATAAAGTATTTTATATTGAATATGGTCCAAATCCTATAAGAAAATATATCGGTTCGCATGTTATATGGGATAATGAAAATAATACGCGTTTTAGTGTATTTTAATAATATAAACAATCTCTCACATTTATCAATTTGGATTCTAAACCTTTTATCATCTGTCTTTTTTTATAAATATTTGACTCTCTTTTTCACCTAAAAAAGTTATTCTTTTATGATAACCAGATAAAAATCCATCTATACCTCTTTGCGTTAAATCGGGACCACCCCATCCATAGTCATCAAATATCATTATACCATTTTTTTTTAATTTTCTAAAACTTAAAACTGCATCTTCTAATACATATTCAGGTTCATGATTTCCATCTATATAAATAATATCAAAAAAATCGTCTTGAAACTTTGGTATTTCTAAATTAGAATATCCACGGTTTATTATTATTTTATCTTTAACTCCAGAATTTTCAATATTTTTAATAAATGAATTATAGATTAATGATTGTTCTTTTTTATATTCAGAATATTCATCATGATCTTCCCACGGGTCTATGCAATACAATTTACTATCTTTATGTAATCCATAAGTGTTTGCAACAGATAAAATATTGCCACCATAAAATGCTCCAATTTCTAAATACTTTATTTCTTTAATATAATAATTAGTAATATCTATATGATTTAGCCAGTTATTTGCTAAACGATAGTGAGTTCCTACAAAATTATTTAACATATTATATGTATAACATTATTTGTTCTTATATTATTTAAATTATTTAAATTATTTATGTTATATCAATTATTTAAATAATTGATATAACTTTACAAATAAATAGTAAAGACATTTATTTATATTAGTATTATGAAAGTATTAGTATTTGATAGTGAAACTAGTGGATTACCAGAAAAAGATGCTTCAATATATGATAAATCTAAATGGCCATACATTATTCAATTAAGTTATATACTATATGATATGTCAAATAATAGTGCGTTAATTAAGAATAATTATATTAAGATTGATGATGAAGTAATTATTACACCAGAAAGTTTTAATGTTCATCATATTAGCAGAGAGATTTTGAATGAACAGGGCATAAATATTGTTCCAGCATTAAAAGAGTTTAATGAGTGTTTAAAGCGTTGCGATATTGTTGTTGGGCATAATATTTCATTTGACAAACGCCTAATTTTTGTGGAATGTTTTAGACATAATGTTAAGCAATATTTTACACATTTTATGAATAATAAAAAAATAAATAAGCCCGAGTATTGCACTATGAAAAATACAATTGAGTTTTGTAAGTTAGAGAGATTAAGCAAAACAAATCAAGTTTATAATAAAATGCCTAAATTAAGTGAATTGTATGGATTGTTATTTCCTAACGAACCTTTGCCTGAAAATTTACATAATTCTCTTATAGATGTGGCTATGACTTTGCGATGTTATGTGAAATATGTTTATAATTACGATGTAAAAGAAAGTAATGAAAATATAAGGGCACTATTTTAGAAATTATATATTGTTATAATAAATATGGCTTCTTCTAGCCAAGAATTTTTAACAAAAGAAGACTTAAAAAAATTTGATCGTCAAGACTTAATTAAACTAGATAATATATATTCATTTAAAAAAAGTAACAAAACTAGTAAGACAAATATGAAAACAGACGCTATAATAAATAGATTATTAAAACACGGACTTCTAAAAAGTAAATATAAATCAAAATTAAGTTCATACTTAAAATATGAATTAGAGCGTCCAATAGCAAAGTCATTACCTTCGGGCACTTATTTACCGCCTGATATGGTTGAAACAATATATGCTATGAAACAAGAACTAGAAGACAGAGACTATGAAATAGAGTATGTTAAATCAATATTTCAACCAAAAACATTACCCGATTATCAATCACACTCAAATATGTTTGATTGTGTTGTAAATGGTTCATATGTGCGTTTGTCTATGTCTGAACCAAATTTTAAAATGCATGTTTTAAATTTATATAATCCAAATTATTTTATTAAAGATTATAAATATTTAGTGAAAAAATGGGAAATAAATGCAAAAAAATTGAGAGAAAAAGGTGAACGGCATATTCAACCTAAAAATTCGGCATTAGGCAATTATTTTAGGCTACAAGTAATTCCGACTTATTCAAGAATTATTGTGATTGAAAATATATTACAAAAAATAGAGGCCTATAGAAAAAGTCATCCTAATGTGCCTAAGTATCCACAAGAAGTAGCCAGTAGATTATTAGAAGCCAGTTATGAGCGCTATTATACGCCTCCAAATAATCCAATAAATGTATTAAAATTTTACATTAAAGACTTAAATAAGAAACTATTTGAAATGCGCGATAAACGCGACTGCAAAATAATGCTAAATAATAAAATAATGCTAAATAATAGTGTAATAAAAGAGTTAAATAAGAGATTAGACAAATTAAATACTTATTTGGTTGAGCCCGATCCAAGCATAGTTGGCCAAGCAAACGCAAAATTTGACATTCGAATTTTAGAAAATAGTTCAAAATATCTTACCAAAATACGTAATAACAGTCCACGTAAAGAACCAAGGGTTAAAACGCTAAAACGAGTAAAATCTTTTTAATTATAGTTTATAGTGTATTATATTATTTTTGCTTTAAAAATAATATACATATATTATAACTATGCCTTTAAAAAAGACACACTTAACAAGAAAAAGAAAAAAGGCAAAAGCTAATGCGAATGTAAAAGCTAAAGCGAATGTTAAAGCTAAAGGAAAAGGAGACATACTCCCTTTTTTGCTTAAGCAAAAATTAGGCAATCTTAGTAATAAACAAAAACAAGCTACATTAAAAAATATATTTTCATATTTACCAAAGCAACATGTTGAAGATGTTATAACGCAAAAAGAATTGGCGCAAAAAGAATTAGCACAAGAACCAAAACAACTATTTCAAATAACACCATTACCCATTTATAATTATCCATTTCAACAAGAATTACCAAGAGGTTATGAATATAATTATCCATTAGTAAAAGTAATGGGTTCGCTTAGAGAAACAGACTTAGTAGATAGCATATATAGTTATAAAAAAGATGCCGAACTTCAAGACTATCCAAAGCACTTTTTACAAACATTATTTGCTAATTTTTTAAAAATTACTAAGCGGCGAAGAACTTATGATAACTATATTTTGTCACGTATTCCTGATTATGAACTACAACAAGTATTAACTACGCGCAAATTTTTTATAATAGATTTTGATTTTTTGAGTAATGCTTTAGAGCTAACCGGGCAAAAATTAACAACTCGTGGAAGTTATAGTGGAACTTCTAACTATAGCAAAGGCGTCGCAAATGTTTTTCCAAGCAAAACAAAAAAATTTAAATCGTATAATGCGTTTATAACAAAAAAAATCAAAAATATAATTTTTGACCCTCTTATAAATGCATATAAAGCATACTGGGCAATAAAGCACACTACAAAAATAATGATTAATTATTATAGCATTGCTAGTGCTAGTAAGCATCGACCTGTATTTTACAGGACTACCCATGCTACTAATATTAGACATTTTCCTATTGAACACGACGAACCTAATTTAAAAGGAGAATTACAACGCTTTAGAGATGTATGGCATCATACTGAAGTAGGAAAGCAAAAATATAAAAATGAATTATGGGATTTTGCGCATGATAATTATTATCAAGAAGAACCTGAAGATGAACCGCTCAATATTCCTGAAGTAACGAATGTTCATGTATATGACGTATTAACATATTATATTTTAGAATTAAACAGGATGCTTGAATATTTAGCCACTTACAGAATTAGTGTAGTGCGCGAACTATTAGATGCCATAAATAGTGATTTGGCACATATAACTAACAAAATTAGAACTTTATATTCCGTCGATTTAATCCTAACTGTCGCACCACAAAATACTGTGTTTGATGAGCATAGACCATACTTTAGAATTAGTATTCCTGAGTTAAGCTAATTACATTTCGCGTATAAATATAAAGTGCTGTTTATTTAAAAAATAATCATAATTACAATTATGTAAATCTTCACCACATAGCAAAATAATTTCGTTGGGCTTATATATACTACAAATCAAGTCATAATATGGCATTCCTCTATGATAAGAACCATATATTACAATATCATAATATTTATTTTTTATATTGTTTACTACATTAGTATCTAACGAACTGTCATGAACATATTGCTCTAATAAATTTGTATAAGTCATCCCTTTACCGTATAAATTTGCATAATTTATATTTTGTGATTTATAAATATGGGGAATTTTAGGATAATCATGACAATCGCTTCCAAAAATAGATTTAAATCCATGTAATGTTAAACATCTTAAATAATCAGGACCTACATCTTGTGACAAATACAATATTTTATTTATATTTTCATGATTTGTTTTTTGTAATATATATTTTGCTATTTTATCTGTGGTTAAATAATTTTTTGTATATTCTAAGAATTTATTTTGTAAAATAGCATACTCATTTATATCTTCTGTAGTGAGTTCATTTATTTTTTTATTAGCAAATTTATTATTGTATAAGTTAATTGCTTCAAATAACAATTTTTTTGGAAATAAAAAAAGAGTATTTATAGGACATTCATCAATATTAATAAATAAAGGGACACATCTATTTGCTAATATTTCATAATGGCGTAAACAATCCCACCCAGCTTTTTTTGTTGTTATTGCAAAATATGATTCTTGATATTCGTTATAATATTCCTTTTCAGTATTATAAATATATGTGCTAGTTTTTCCAGGTATTAAGTTTGATAAAATTTTTGTTTTTTGAATATTTATAATACATATTTTTTCTTTAGGAATACTAAATGTGATTGGAAATAACATTATGATTTTAAGTATAATTATTATTTTAAGTATAATTATTATTTTAAGTATTAATTTTATATAACATTATATTATAGTATGGCATTAAGACAACCTCCTATTTTAATAAATCCTATAAATCGGGCAAAACCTAGACCACCACGAGACCCGCATTCAACATTACGCCATAGATATAACTATGGATTAATGTATAAAGACATCTGGGAACCAGATTTATTTAGTCAAATCTATAACGCTAAACATCATATGGAATATGCTGAAGCGTTAGATTTTATTAAAACTATTATGAGAGAGTTTGTTGAGCAAAGAGAAGATGGATCGAGAGACAGAATTATGGAAAGTATCAGAATAATTACGTTTAAAACAGACTTACTTGCTGATACTTTTTTTGTAATAGATTATGGTTTTTTAATGAATAAGTTTAGATTAAATAATGACGGAGATTTGTCCAGAAAAGCATCTAAAATTCATGCCCTTATAAATGATGTGCTATTGCCTTCTTATAAAGCAGTAATATGTATTCAAGATGTTTTAAATATTATGATAAAAATATTATTATATGCTAGAAGTAGACTAGAAGCTACTATAGAGGAACCAGTAAGGTCTGTGTTAGATATTATAATAGATGAAGACTTAATAGAAGAAATAGCAAATGAAGACGACACGCGCACATTTAATGAAGTATGGGAAAATGATGAATCTGCTTTTTCAATACCGGGCGATGTTACTATTACTCCACTAATGGTAATTGAATATTATGTGCATAAATTAAATAAATTAGTAGCCAAATTACATTACTATAAAATTAGTATAAATGAAATACATATAAACTCTATAAATCCAGGTTTAATGTCTTTAAATAATAGTCTAAAACTAATATATAATTATGATCCAAAATGGACAATTATTGTTAAAGACATGAAAAAAACGCGATCTTTAACAAAAAAAAAATCTAAACGCTCGACACAACGCGTAGGACGCTCTATTTAAATATTATTTAAATATTATTTAAATATTATAAATAATATTTTATACTACAAAGTTATTACACTACATTACATTCTTTTGTATGATCTTTTACATTCGGAGCTGCTCATAGCATCTTTGAATGATATTTTATTATCTTTGGCATATTTTTTAACATGATTAATCCATTTGCCCGCGGTGCGTTTTTTTGAACCTTTTCTATGTCTTTTTGTTGCCATTCGCGTTCTGCGCGAGCCACGTCTTCTGCGACGACCACCACCTGTAACTTCAGATTGATCTGTTTGATTTGTTTGATTTGTTTGATTTGTTTGATTTGTTTGATTTGCAAAACCAGATACAGCAGTCTGTGCCTGTATCTGGGTAGGATCAGTTGGTAACTCAGCACCACCACCTCTCATTCTTCTTCGTCTTGTTGGCATTTATATAAAATATAAATATTTTAATTTAATTTAAATTAAATTAAATTAAATTAAATTAAATTAAATTAAATTAAATTTAATTTAATTATTCTAAATAAACTTAATTTATTCAAAATAAATTAACTTAAACTACTATTTATTTTCCGCATTACTTGTTTCCGAATTACTTGTTGATGATGAGTCATAGTCATTAATATAGTTAGCAGTATTTGTTAAACAATTATCCAATTTTTTTGATACCGTTTTAAACTTATTAATAATTAATGTTAGTTTTGCAACAATAATAGAATCTGTATTATATGTTATTTTCAAATTTGTTAAACCTTTTAGTGCGCTAAGTAACGCATCATTTATTGTTTCACATTCTTCACTATGATCTCCATTAATTAGAAATTCTGCAGTTTTTTCTATATTACTTGTTAAGTTTTCTAAATAAGTGATTGTGGTTTCTCTATTAAAGTTATAATAATATCTTGTAATTGATGAAGTATATTTACAACTATCAACTGCTAATCTTGTTGAACCAACAAGATTTATTACAGATAATTTGTCATATTCATTTATTTGTTTAATTACTTCTAAATCTAATAAAATAGTATCAATATTCATAATTATAATTTACAATTATAAAAAATATAATTTTGTATAATTCATAAATTAATATTAAAAATCTTGTTATTGTAAGGTTGCAAATAAAATAGCTTTATAACCATAAACTATAATTATTTAAATAATAATCTAGTAAAGCTATTTTTGTTGAATAATTAGAACGACAATAGTTACTACAAAATGAGTGATTATAACCTCTATATATATTCATATTTTTACTAATATTGTTTTCACAAAACTTGCAAATATATAATTGCATATTTACATCACTAATGTAATTGGTATCCATATTATATTATTAATTTTATTATTAAAATAATTATTTAAATAATAATTATTAAATTCAATTATTGTAAGTAACTCAATTATTGTGGAATATTTTTTCCTTTGTAATTTAAAATATCATATATTTTGGATGTTGTTGGAAACTCATCGTCTCCATAAATATCTTGCAATAATAACCACTCAAATAGTCCACCAATATATACATATAAATTTGTAAATCCTAGCTTATATAATTGATTGTATTTATCAATTACTTTATTGTCACTACAATTTTCTCCATATATTAAAATTTTAATCGATTTATCTTTTCTTAAATAGTTATTTAATACTTCTTCTTCTTTAGAAGCATGAATCGTATTTTGTATTAAACAATCTTGTTTTGAGTAATCTAATGTATTAATAAGTAAGTGTTTGTCATTTCTTAGATTGCTATAATTTTGAACATATTCAAAATTGACTTTATTAATGCTATAATTAATTCCCATTACTTAATTATAATCGATAGTTTTATATTTTATTACAAATTAAAACATAAAATATAAAACATAAAACTTATTTATGAAATACTAATTAAATACTAATGTAGTGCTTATAAACTCTTTTTTTATTATTTTGGACGCATTCAAAGAAAGCTCTTCGCGTTTTTTACGTGTTTTATTTGAATTGGTTGAATTATTTGACGATGAAGATAATTGTGATGATGTTGATGTATATGAATCAGAGCTTTCAATTGATGTGTTCGAATTAATAGATGTATTTTTTACTTTTGCAGAACTATTTCTTAAATTCATATCATTTTCAATCGTGCTATAATTGTTTTCAATATATTCTAATATATTATTTTCAATAGTCCATTTAAAAAAATTGAGCTGACCTAATGTAGTTTGGACACACATAGTGTCTTTATATGGAACATTTATTCTATCCCATCTGCAAAATGGATCAAATTTTTTCTTGCTATATGCCTTTAATTTTAATTTATAATCGTTATAAACTTTAAAGCGTTCATTTGTATTTGGATTTTCAATAACGCAATAATTTTTTTTAGAATAGTTTGTTACAAACCAATCAACAATTCGCAAAGATATTTTAGATGTTCCGTTAATAATGCTTATCATTTTATCAAAATGCTCAGTTTCTTTATAAAAAATCATTAGTTTAGTAAGCAAAATATCATTTTGAGTATCAATATTTTGAACCATTTATTAGTAATAAACTAATAATATTTAAGTATTAATTATTTAATATTATTTTATTTAATTTTATGGTTTATAACAATCTATTATAGATTAATATAATAGATTATTATAATAGATTATGAAACTGTTAATAATTGATAGCACTAATGGAGCTAAAACTCTTATAAATTCTATAAAGCGTATAAAGACCATAGATTATAAGTTGGTTAAACTAGAACTTGCAAAATTATTAGTATTTAACAAACATAATATGAGAGATTATATATTAAAGCTCCTTTTTAATAATTTGACAAGCAATATTAATATATGTCTTATAATGTGTGTTAGTGCATCATCATCTATATTAGATATATTAATAAAAAACAATTTTGTAATAGCTAATGTATTAATTATTGAACCTATTTTACCAATTTGTTTATATATAAAAAAACGTAAATTTAAAACATTATTAATTTTGTCGTCTTCATTAACTCAAAAAATCAAATGGTTTAGCAGAATACTAAATTCTGATATACATAATGTTACATTAAAGTATGCTACTTTAAACTTATCAGAAAATGACATGACAAATAATGTTAAAATAAGTAGCGGAGTTAATAACTTAATAAATTATAAAGCATTTATTGATAAATGTGATGGAATATTATTAGGTTGTAGTAGCTATAGTTTAATTAAAAATATAATAGCTAAAGAAATAAAGTCAAAATACAATTATCAAGGAGAATTATTAGATTCGAGCGTTATTACATTTGAATATTTTTCTTCTTTTATTAGTCAACGCATATAATATATGCGTTAAATTAATCGCTGGATAATAATATATTATAGTATACAAATTATAATATATTTTAGTATATTATAAACTAATATGCCAAAAAGGAAGTATAAAAATAAAGCAAAGGGCAAAACACGAGTTAAACTAGTAGACGAATCAACAAGAAACCCCAGAGATAGAACAGCAAGAAACCCTAGAAATATAACAAAAATAGACAGATCTCGCGAAACTAGACGTCTAGCAACAGATGCAGTAACTCGTTTTCAAGATGAGATTTCGAAAGAGTCAGATCATGAAGCAATATATTCAATATATCGACTACTAATAAATGGTGGAATAGATATTAATGTATTTTCTTATAATATAAGTTTTGCGAGTGATCTAGGTCTTAAAAGACCTTTTGGAACAGAAGCATTCTTTTTATCATCTAATACTTCTAGCGATAAAAGACTATATTGGAAAAACGCGGTAGAATTTGTATGTAAATGGTTTAGAAGGACAAAAGGAGGACAAGTAGCATATTTTCAAGAAATGAACGATAGAAAACAAGTTGCACAAAATGATAATGGAACATTCGTAGATGGAAAATTTGAAGGAGGCTATCAAGCACTTTTGGAGATTCTTAGTACTAAAATGGGCGAGTCTATTAATTATGATAATGGAGGTAAAGAGATTCAAGCTCTACCTTTTGGATCATATTATAAAAGTGGTTCGTTTGGTAAATATAGATTTCTAGCCTATTCATTAAAAAAAGGTAACGGAGCAAACGTGGTTTATCCAACACTTCTTACAATATGGGATAGTGAAGTCTTAGGAGAGCTAGCTAATTTTTATGGACATGACCTAGGACAACATAGAGAATATGAGGAGGATAATGAAGAGAAGTACAATATTCATCATGGTCGAAATATTTCATGTGTTAGAACAACTTTTGGCGCTAACCTAGTTAATTTACATGCACCAAATAATGACGAAGAAACTTCTGCAGAAAGTCTTCATAGTGCTATTGTTGATAATCTTAGTATGGCAAAAGAAACGTTTACAGATACGTGGGACCCCCAAACTACTATTATTGGTGGAGACACTAACGACGGCGAAGATCGTCTACAAAGCATAACATTTAATGGCGAAACCTATATATATTTGGGTGATGCACCAAAAACGTGTTGTCATGACTATAATAGTATTAGACTGATTGATTATAAGAGAGCCGGCGATAAATTTTATGGTTCTGTTCCCAAAAGACCAATCAAAATATTTCGCCCATTCCAACGCGGAGGCTCTTACACTAACAAAAATAGTAAAAATAGTACAGCGCGAACACGTAAATTGTTAAAAAAAAGATAATTGTGCAACAAATAAGAAACCATTATGTATAATAAGCTTCTCGTCCGCGTTCGCGCGCTCTATATGTCATTCTTTCGTCGTCCCATCCGGGATTTGGTCTAAGCAATTCAGCATAGTTAACTCTTGGACGAGGGATAAATCTTGGTCGGGGATCTTCGTTTCGTAGTTGTTGTAATGCATATTGGTTTGTCATAATAGCTCGTTCAGTATAATCTCTTTCCAAATATAGCGCTAAAAGTGTTGGGTCTATTGTTGGTCTAACACCACTACGAGTTCGTCGCGATGGACCATTTATGCCTGACATTTCTAAACGTTTTATTTCTGCTTTTTGTTCGGCTAAAATTTTTGTATTTAAGGCAAGTGCGTTAGTTAGGCGATTTTTATATTCTGTTTTTGCTGAAGGTATATGCGACATTATTTGTGATACAACCGATGGCTCACCCGGATCAGCAAATTCTTGACCATATGTTCTTAAATGGACATCATTTAATATTTTACCAAGATAATTAGATACTACTTCTTTCATGCCTCTAGCTTTCATCTTTCTAGATTGTTGTTTTCTTCTTAAATGCTTTTTAACTCCTTTTGTTTTAGCCATAGTTATATATTATTAAATTATTATTAAATTATTATTATTATTATTAAAAAAAATAATAATAATTTAATAATATATACAATTTACACATTATAAAACCACTCACTAAAATGAAACTTATTATAAGGTGACGAGCCATTAACAATTAGATTTCTTAAATTATATTGCCTATCGTATGCATTAGAACCGCCATCAACTCTATAAAATAATAGATGATTTGACAAATCACAACTTAATACATCAATATACCCCATACCGCCATATTTATAACCAATATCAAATACATTTGTTTGTCCTTGTTCAACAAGACTATTATAGCGATCTAATGCTTCATTTAGACTCATAATAGTCCATGTGTCATAATATATTTCTTTTTTTTGATCTCCTAATAATTCATACAATAATTTAATATTGTGATTTAATCCTTCCGGGAGTTGTGTGTTAATAAATAATTTATTAGATTGTTGAAATGGTTGTGCATTAATATCATTTCTAAAAAATGGGTTTTCGGAGGATTTATAGTCATCATGCGAAATAGACGCATTCTTTAATTGTAATAAAATTTTATTAATAGCTGCCGTTTTTTTTGAAATAATAGCAATAACAGGTGTGTTTTTATTAAGCATAGTACTAATAGACATAATACTTCCTTTATTAGTAATTATTATTATTCAATTTTTTTTAGTAATATTAGTTTATTTTCTAACTGCTTTGAAAACTTGAACTTTGCGCTATTTTTTCTGCGTCTTTGTAAATTACACTTTAAACAGCATATTATTGTATTAATATTGCTGTGTTCATCATAATTATTAAGTCTGTCTAATGTCCATTGTGTTTGTTCTCTCGCATTTTTAAATAATATTAGTGTTTTATTATTACAATAATAACACATCATAGAAGATGACACTAATTTTTCAATTATATTTTCTAGTGTAATAAAATTGTTGTAATCATCATACGTTTTTTTTTTATCTTGTTGCTTATATGATGTATGTTTTATTTTTAATGCTTGTAAAAAATATTGCTTTTCATATATAACTTGATTATATGAATTATCTTGGTTTTCATAAACTAATTGCTTATATATATTATTAATACTTGCTAGTTGCTTATCATAATTATCATAATAGTCTAATATATTGAAACCCATATTAGCATTCGAATTTATGCTTTTTTCCGTTAATTCAATATATGATTTTTTTTGTTCTTGTTTGTTGTTACTATTATAACTGCTATCATATGATTCTATATAGTTTTTGTAATTTTTTATATTGTTTATTATTATATGTTTATTCATTAATAATATACTAATAATATATTAATAATATAATATTAATATAATATTAATATATAAAATTAAAACACTAAACTTATTATAATAATGAGTTTTCAAAATGGAGAACACGCGACAAATGATTTGAGCAATACAAATTTAAATGAAGATAATATTGTAGAACTTATACCACAAAAATTATCTATGGAAGAAGTAAACAAAAAAAACAAATCTAATAATTGTAAAGAGTTACAAAATATTGCTTATAAAACAAAACGATTTAATGGAACAGAAATAGTTCCACAAATAGTAAATACAAACAATAGTACATTATCAAACTTTTTAAATAATGAAACAATCGCAAATGAGAAAGAAAACTGGTGTAAATTAGATAAAACACAAAAGGTGAAAAAATTAATAAATTATGTTCAATTATTAGAAAATAAATACAATTTAGTAAGCGAAGAAAGTAATAAGTGTAAAAGCTATTTGATTAAGTGCTTAGAACGCAAAGCATTAAGTAAAGCCAAAGATGTAATTTATGATAAAGTTAGTGGTGCTATAGTAGATATACCTCATTTATTATTTGACACAATATCCAGAAATTTTATGTTAAAAAAAGATGATAAGCATGTTTCAACAGTTAAAAGTCTTCCATTAGATAAAAAAATGAAAGCAAAAACAATTAAAATACATGATATGGGGGATATGTAAATATTACAAAATTGTAATATTACAAAATTACAAAATTATAAAATTACAAAATTATAAAATTACAATATTACAAAATTATAAAATTATAAAATTATAAAATTGATTAAATATTAAATAGTTAATGTTAAATAATTATAAACTATTATTATTTATAATATGAGTAATAAATATTCAAATTTTATTGAATATTTAATTACTAAATATGAGATAAGTTCAATTATTGATTTAACAAATCCAACTATTCTTAATAATTATCAAGAATTGCTGGCAAATATTAGTGACAGCATGTTAGAATTTATTAATACAAATTTAATGCAACTTATACATGAAGATTTATATGATGAATTAGAAGACACAATTTATAATATATATTATAGTCAGTTTATTGAGCATAATGTAGCATGTAAGTTATTTAATTTAATGGAAGCCGATGCAATTAAATTGTTATTTAATAGTGTTAAATTGTGCCAAAAGTTAGTGTTTAAATTTTATATACCACGCAGGTCATATGCAAAATCGCATATTATAAGAGATCATAATAATAACTCTATAAATTTAACATGTAATTTTGATAAAATTAAAAATCAATTAAGTTATTTGAAAAATATTTTACAAGCACCGCAAAAAAGTGACGAATGGTACATTTTTAGGCAGTCTACACTAACTGCTTCAAATATATATAAAATTTTCATAAGTGATTACACTCAATCACAGTTAATTATTGAGAAGTCAGAACCAATTAATATTAATAAATATAGGGTTAATAATCTAAATTCGGCATTACACTGGGGTCAAAAATATGAGCCGGTTTCTATATTATATTATGAACATGTAAATAAAACAACTCTCACACAATTTGGTTGTATTCCACACAGTCAATATAGTTATATTGCTGCGTCACCAGATGGGATTGTTTGTGACGAATCAAGTGAGTTATTTGGCCGCATGATAGAAATTAAAAATGTTGTATCTCGAGAAATCAATAGTATTCCAAAGATGGAATATTGGATACAAATGCAACTGCAAATGGAAGTTTGCAATTTAAATGAATGTGATTTTTTAGAAACAAAATTTACCGAATATTTAAATGAAGAAGAATATTTAGAAGATGTAACTTGTCCTTTTCCGCGTGGTTTTATTATGCAATTTTGTGTTGATGGTGAAGTATATTATGAATATCCGCCCTTCACATTAAATATTACTAGTTCGGATTATTGTGCGTGGTTTGAAGAACAACTTAAAAAAAATAACACTAAAAATTATGTTAAAAATATATATTGGAAATTAGAGGTTGTTAGCTGTATTTTAGTATTGCGCAATACTTTATGGTTTAAGAATGCGTTGCCTTATATTGAACTATTTTGGAATAATTTGGTAAGTGAACGTGACTCAGGAGAATACAAAACACGATTAAGCAAGAAGCAAAAAATGAAAAATGAACATGATAGATTAACAAGTGACTTTCCTGGTGGTGGATGTTTAATTAGTTCTAATTTGGTGTAGACCAATTTAAAATATATATTATTAATATTTAAAATCAATACATTATATTTTTATAAGTATGAAACATAATAAAGTTTCGGATTTTGATATGCATGTAATTAAGCGTAATGGAAAAAAGGAGGTTATATCATTTGATAAAATATTAAAACGCATTAAGTCTTTGGGGAAAACATTTAACTTACAAAATATTTTATATGCGCAATTGGCGATGAAAGTAATCGATCAATTATATGATAATATTCAAACATCTAAAATAGATGAATTAACAGCAGAACAATGTGCAGCCATGTCATCAATTCATCTTGATTATGGAAAATTAGCAAGTGCAGTTGTAGTATCAAATTTGCATAAAAATACTAAATCTTGTTATTATGAAACAATCAAAACATTATATGACTATATTGATGTAAATAATAATAGTTTTAGATTAATAGCAAATAATATTATGACACTAGTGGAAACACATAAAGATGTTATTAATTCTATGATTGATTATGAACGCGATCATTTTTTTGACTATTTTGGGTTTAAAACATTAGAACGAGCATATTTGATGAGGTGCAATAAAGTAATCGTTGAAAGACCACAGCACATGTTTATGCGAACAGCATTAACAATTCATGGTTCAAATATGGAGAAAGTTAAAGAAACATATGATTATATGTCGCAAAAATATTTTATTCATGCCACACCCACCCTTTTTAATGCAGGAACACCACGTCCACAACTAAGTTCGTGTTTTTTATTAGCAATTGAAGATGACTCTATTGATGGAATTTTTAACACATTAAAAGAGTGCGCCCAAATTTCAAAATGGTCTGGTGGTATTGGACTACATTGTCATAATATTCGTGCAAGTGGTTCATATATTCGAGGAACAAATGGCACATCAAACGGACTAATACCCATGTTAGGTGTTTTTAATAAAACAGCTCGCTATGTTGACCAGGGAGGAAAGCGTAATGGTAGTTTCGCAATTTACTTAGAACCACACCATCCGGATATTGAAGCATTTTTAGAATTGAAAAAAAATCACGGCGAAGAAGAAAGCAAATGTCGTGACTTGTTTTATGGGTTGTGGATAAGCGATCTTTTTATGGAACGAGTAATGGGTGATAAAATATGGAGCTTATTTTGTCCGGATAAATGCCCTGGATTATGCGATTGTTATGGCGATGATTATAATCAACTTTATATAAAATATGAAAACGAGCAACGCTACAATAAACAAATTTTGGCCCGTGATTTATGGGTTAAAATATTGGATTCGCAAATGGAAACTGGGACACCCTATATTTGTTATAAGGATGCCGCAAATAAGAAATCAAATCAAAAAAATCTTGGAACGCTAAAAAGCTCAAATTTATGTGTTGCACCGGAAACGCTTGTTTTAACACGCGAAGGATATCTAAGAATTGACACATTAAAAAATCACGAAGTTGAAGTTTGGAATGGTGAAACTTTTAGTAAAACAACAATTTATCAAACAAGTGCTTCTAGTGAATTACTAGAAGTTCATACTAGTGATGGTTGCATATTAGCTTGCACTAAATATCATAAATTTTATATAAAAGATGAAGAGTCTAAAACAATTAAAACAGTTGATGCACAAGACTTAAAAAATGGAATGATTATTATTGAATCCAGTTTTCCTATTATTAGCAACACTAATATATTATTAGATGCTTATGCTATTGGCTATAATACTAGTGAGCAATTTGTCCCTATTAATTATTCATTAGATTCAAAAATAGTATGGTTTTCCGGATTTGTAGATAGTGTTGGAATTAGCACCTTTAATAAAATTGTTATTAATAATAGAAACAAACAATTTATGATGAATATTAAATATATGTTACAAACGTGTGGACTAAATGTAAGTGTTAATTATACAGAATATTATTCTAATTTTATTGCTATTAATTATTCAAATGTTCAATTTTTGAATAAGCTTGGATTAATTAGTGAAAAATGTAAATTATTAGTACATGAAAATAATAGTGATTGTTATTATCAAGATAACAATATATATATTATGAATGTGCTAGATAATAAGCGAGTTGATAAAACCTATTGTTTTAATGAAGAACTAAAACACGCAGGTATTTTTAATGGACTAATTACTTCTCAATGTACTGAAATTATTGAATATTCGGATGCAAAAGAAACTGCGGTATGTAATTTAGGATCATTAGGATTACCCATGTTTGTTAATAGTGATAAAACATTTGACTATAATAAACTATATAATGTTACGTGCGTATTAGTAAATAATTTAAATAATGTTATTGATGAAAACTATTATCCAACACCCAAAACACGGCTATCAAATTTTAAACATAGACCGATTGGTATTGGAATTCAAGGACTAGCAGATGTGTTTTTTAAGATGAATTTAGCATTCACATCAGATCAAGCAAAAGAAATTAATATTAAAATATTTGAAACGATTTATTATGCAGCATTAGAAAAGAGTATGCTCATTTCAAAAGAGCGTTATAGTGTGATGTTAAAGCTAAAAGTATATTATACTTCGCAAAAATGGAGTTTTGTTTCAAATAATGATGATTGTAGAGATTATAATATTAACAATATTCAAGATTTTAACACAATTTATGAACTACTTGAGTTATGTAAACCAATTAAAGCGGAAATTGATAAATTAGAAATTCCAGGTAAAAAGTATTTAGGAGCATATAGCTCAATTTTTGGTTCTCCAATAAGTCAAGGTCAATTTCAATTTGATTTATGGAATGTAAAACCATTAGAAGGGCGTTATGATTGGACTTTATTAAGAAATAATATTATGGAATATGGAATACGCAATAGTTTATTAGTTGCGCCCATGCCAACCGCAAGCACTAGTCAAATTTTAGGTAATAATGAGTGCTTTGAACCGATCACCAGCAATATATATAGTAGAAAAACTCTGGCTGGCGATTTTATATTGGTAAATAAATATTTGGTGGAAGATTTATTAAAACTGGGATTATGGAATGAAGTATTGAAAAATAGTATAATTTCTAATAAAGGGTCTGTTAAACATATTCAAGCACTATCTCAAGAGTTAAAAGATAAATATAAAACAGTTTGGGAGATGCCTATGAAAGAAATAATTAATATGGCGCGTGATAGAGGTGCGTATATTTGTCAATCTCAAAGTTTAAACTTATGGATTGAAGACCCTGATTCCAAAATACTTACAAATATGCATTTTTATAGTTGGAAAGCTGGATTAAAAACCGGGATTTATTATTTACGCAGAAAGGCAAAACATCAAGCTCAACAATTTACAATTGAGCCTGAAAATAAAAAACTTGTGTTAAGTGATGATAAAGATAAAGATAAAGATAAAGATAAAGAAAAAGATGGTGACAAAGAAGATGAAGAAAAATTAAAAGTAGAAGATTGTTTAATGTGCAGTGGATAAATTTACAAGTTAAAATTTTGGGTTTCTTTATTTAAATAATATTTTGTTATCCAAATAATATTTTGTTATTCAAATATTATTTAAAAGCTAAATGTTATTTAGTATATTATGACTAATTTAAATAATTTAACGCAAGCTTTAAGCGTTCTTAATGTAACATCACCAACAGCTTTAAACATTCTTAATATATCTGCACCAACAGGTGAAGAATGTATGATATGTAGGGAAGAATTAGAATGCATGCCATGTTATACTTTACCAGAATGCAATCATATATACCATACTAATTGTTTAATTAGTTGGTTTAGAAATGGAGATCCACGGTGTCCTTATTGTGGAAACAAAGGTATTAATAATGTAAATGCAGATATTACACGGCAATATACCAGCAAATATTATGCTTTACAATATAAAACACAAGCGCTATGCGATATAAAAAAATTCATATTTTTAAAAAAATATGATACTAATAAGAGATGTCTTGAAATACGTAAACAATTTGAAAAAATTAAAGTATTGGAAGAAAATTATAGAAATGAAAGTTTAAAATTGAGAGAATTGCAGCAATCACTTAAAGACACGCCTGCCTTATTTAGTGAAGCAAAAAAAAATATAATGTCTTATAGAAGTAACAAATGGAAAATAACTAAACAAATTAGAGATGAAAAATTTAAAATAGTAGCTAATAGCTATATTATTCCTTTAATAATACCAAGAAGTGTTGAAATATAATTTCAAAGACTAATTTTTTAATAGTAGGTTATTTGTTCTTTTTTGTGTCTTATTATTTTTGTTATTTTTGTAACGCAAATGTTGACATTTTGTATATAATATATATTCTTGAATTAATGAGTTTTTCACAATTTTTACTTTTTCTTTAAGTTCTTTTACTTTGACCTTTTCTTCATGTTGCGTTATTTTATGATTAACTAGCTCTTCTTGTAATTCTTTAATTTTTTCTAATAATGTTTTTAATCTGTTATTAAACTTGGTTGCTTCCTCTTTCGACAAATCTGTCTTAGTTTTGGTATAAGTTTGTTTTTCTTGACTATATTCTTCTTTCATGACTTTTATTTTAAGCTTGAGCGAGTTTATTAATTCTTCAACTTCTTTTAACACATCACTATATTTTGAATCTAAATATATTGCATCTCTAAGAGATTCTGTTTCAATACTTTTCATTAATATTGGAACATTTATCATGATTGGTTGTGCAAATTGTGTCGGATCTTTTTCTCTATTTAAATAACTAATATATCCAGATAGTTTATTGGCAATTATTTTAACTCCATTTTCACTTAATATATTGTTTGCATTCATAAATTGTGCTTTAAATTCTTCTTTATTGGTAGTAATTTTTTCGGATTCATGTGTCATAAACAGATTTGTTAGAGAAAATAATTCTAATGGACTATTTGTGAATGGCGTTGCTGTCATTAGTAACAATTTACAGGATTCATTTTTTGAAACTTTATAGCTATTACTTATTAGCTGTTCCATAATTTTTGTATTTGGTCGCTCACTAGCTTTTAAATCTCCTCCATACAATTTATGTGCCTCGTCAATTATTATTAATGTTTTTCTTAATATATCTGCCTTACCATTTCGTTGAAGCAATATTTCATATATTTTATTTTTTTTATCTAATAAATTACTAAACTGTTTATAAGACATCGGGTCTAACCAATTTTGTGATATTAGTTTTTTTCTTTTATTAATATCATCTGGAATAATTAAACCTTGCTTAATTTCCTCTAATAATACCATATGACACACTTGATCAAACATGTTTTTCCATACATCACTTTTAAGTGTCGTTCTTGTAACCCATAATATACAATAACCTTCTTTATCAAAACTGCTACTTGCAGTTGCAATACCTGAACAAGTTTTGCCTGTTCCTACTGAATGCCATAATAATAGTCCTTTGTATGGAGAGCTTGGATTAAAATAATGTGATATAAATTTTTGTGTTGGATTAAGGGTAACATTTGCACTATTTGTATTCTCTTTTGTTACGCAATTATTTTTTATTATCATTTTTTCCCAATTAAAGTCTGAGTGGCTGTAAGTATTTTTAATATAATCTCTCATATTAATAAAATCTAGTTTTTTTAGAAACTCCATTTGTAAACTTTTCGAGCTTTGACTTAGTCTAGGACTAGGAGTAGGGCTTTCACTTAATCGTTTACTTAATATTTCACTTGGTGTTTGAGTTTTTCTTGGACTGAGACTAAGAATAGAACTGTTTTTCACTCCTTGATATAAAAGGATTGGATAATTTTGCTTATTAACTTCAATAATGGCATCTTTCTCATTAGTATCATTATCATCTACTACTAGTTCTAAATTAGCCAGTTGTTTTTTTATAGTATTTATATTTTTTCCGTCTTCTATTATTGAAGGAATTTTAGTATATCTTAAAGACCATTCTAGATTTAGTTGATTGCAAAAATCGTTAGTGTTAAGTTTCATGTATTCACAAAAAAAAGCGCGATTATTTGATGCATTTATTTTTAATAAGTTTTTTGGATGGTTATATTTTTTATATACATCTCTCATAAAATTAATACTTACTGGAATATCGTAAGTTGGCCGTTTACCACATTTTCCTAAACATTTTATATTGTCTAGTTTGAAAAATCTTGTTTCATTATTTTGCTTTGCACCGCCTAGCTTTGCGCCGCCTAGCTTTGCACCGCCTAGCTTTGCGCCGCCACCGCCCATCAAAAATAGTTTGTTTTCCATAAATTCGGCATTTAAATCAGGAACACCATGTAAATTTTTGGTCAGCTCATAATCTACAGCAAATAATGGTGCTAATGAAAATAATTGTTGAGACAATTTATTCATCGCCTTATCAAATTCACTATAATTCATGGTTGCATCATTATATTTTTCAATATTTTTAAATAGTAAAATGTCTTCGTCTTGTTCATTACTTTTTTTAATATAGTTTTCCATCATAAATTTACTAGCATATAATGTATTACTCATTTCTTCGGGAACAGTTAAATAATAATTATATACATATAATGGCCAACCAATTTTCTCTTGAAACTCTAAACCTTTTTGTCCACATGTTCTAGTTGCACGACCAATTGTTTGTTTCAAATCAGCTATTGTTAAAGATGGTTCAAAAATATGAACGTATTTTACATCAAATAAGTCTATGCCTTCTTTAAATCCACTATCTAAAATTATTATTCTAATATTTTTTCCATGTATATTATTTGGTCTCTCGTTAAATATTTTTAACAGCTCTTTTTTTAATTTCTCATTAAAGGTAGTACCATAAATTGAATTTGAAGATAATAATCCAAAATTATTATAATTAGAATTTTGGATATTTAAATATAGTTTGTTAGCTATTTGTCCTTTAACTTTTTTAGCATTTAATACATTATTATACCCGTTTGCTATTAATCCGGATGCTATAATTTTTGCACCGGCACCTCCATCTTTCACATCTGAAAAAATAAAATGTTTAAACATTTTATTATGATTTTTTTTGTCTTGCTTATCTAATTCTAATATTGTGTTTAATAATTGAAGCATTTTTGGCGATGCATCAATCATGTCTCTATTGTATTGAGACGGATCAAATATTGACTTATCAAATTTATGATGATTTGCTATTTTACTAAAATTGGCTGTTTTACGCATGCATCTAAAAATGTTTGCTCGGTTTTTTTTTGTTACTTTTAATGGTGAATAATCTTTAGCATTATTTGCATTATTAGCATTATTTGCTTGAGGATTACTTTCACAAAAAGAATTAGTTTTATAACATTCTAAAATTGTATTAAATTCATCGCTAGGCATTTTTCCACCTTTATCTGGATGATTTTTCTTTAACCATTTCCTAGTTAATGACTTATCATTTAATTTGTGCTTACACATTAATTTTTTACACGACATAATAATTATAATTAGTACTTATTATAATTATGATAAAAATATAATTATATTTTTATAATTAGAATAAAGTTGCTAAATATAAAATCGTATTCCTCTTGTATTTTAGTATAGTGGTCTAAATCGCTAATAATAGTCCAATTAACATTATAATTGGGCTCTAATAATTTGGCACACTTTTTTTGAAAGTCTAAATTATAAATGTTATCTTTATTTCCACTATAAAAAAATAGCGGCGTAGCATTATTTTGTTTTAAGTTTATATATTTATACATATAGAGAGATTTGATGCAAAATAACCCACCAATCGACTCCGGCAAAAACTTCAATATATTAAATAATAGTGTTCCTCCTTGCGAAACACCAATTATAAATAGTTTTTTGTAACTTTTTAAAATATCCGCTTCTTCATTTATAATGTTTACAATTTTTTTTGTTTCACTATTAAATTGATCAATATTTATTTTATCTAATTTGCTTAAATTATTATTACAAGTATAATAATTATACCATGATTTTACATTATATTGTTTATTATTTGGATAATCTATAGTCATTTGTAAAGATTGTGGTAAAATAAATTTAATAGAGCTTGTTAAAGCACTATTTGTTTTTTTAAAATACTCTATATGGTCATTAAAATATGTTGCATCATTATACATAGGATGTAACATAATGAATGTGTACTTATGTTTTTTTTGTGAATTATATATTATAGTATTGCCATTATGCATAATTTTAATATATAATGATACTTAAAAATTTCAATAAAATTGAAAGAAATCTAATATATAAAAGAATATAATTGTTTAAACAACTAAATAAATATAATTATGGAACTATGTGAATGTAGCAATTCATTAAATCAAACATTAAAATATGTGTTAATAATTCAAAAAGTTTATAGAGGTCATAAACAGCGAAAACTTGTTAAAAATATATACTCAAAACTGCCTTGTGTTATTCAAGAAAAGATTCTTGATTATGTAAGACAAGACTTTTATTATACTAAATATGTTAATACTTTAGGTTCAATTGTAGAAAAAAAACTATTTACAGTTAAAGCACTAATAGAATCTAATTTACATAGTATTAATACATGTAACGCAGTTGTTATGAATTCTATTTATACTAATTTGCATACTAATAGTTCTATAATTAATGACACTATAAAATTATATATAAAATATTATGAATTACTAAAAAATAACTATAAATTTGATATTACTATTATGAGACATTTATTTTATAGTTTATCGGTTGCTTTAATAAAATTACATTATAGTAATTATCAAGAACACTATAAACTAATATATATTAGTTATAACATTATAAGAGAAAATAATAGTAATAATACTTTTATCTAAATTGTTCCAACTTTTGTTATAATTTTCATTTTTCATTATTTCCTTTTAACATTACGTAAAACGCTGTTATTGCTAATAAGACGTCCTAAATCTAATGGAGAAAGTCTTAGCTTATTTATGTCTAATACATTATTATACCTTTTTTTTCTTGAATTTGCCGATATGTGTTTTCTCTTTTTTCTTCTAATAAATGTTTGAATTTTATTAGCGCGTTTAGTTTTATTCAGTATCGGAGTTAATGATAGTGGTGATTTTGTAAATGTATTTTGTAGCTTACTTAATAAAAGTGACGAATTATATCTAGATAACTTCTTTGAACGTGTTGGCGATGGCATTATATAATATAATTATATTTTATTTTTATTTTAGTAAAGAATTTTATTATTGATTATAAAATAAATTAATTTATTCTTAGTTGGTTTTTTCGCATAGTCCAGTTATTTTATTTCTTCGTGTGCCGTTAGGGCATCGTTTATAATTTACTTTTTGCTTTGATGTTTCATTTTCTTTTTTATTAGAATTAGTTTTATTTGGTTTTAATAAGTTTTGTTTTGCTTTTTCTATCCACCATGCGTATTTTTCGGGATCATCTTTCTCTAAATCAGTAAACAATTCCCAAGTCATATATTCCATTCTTTCTTTATCTACATCGCGCCCCATGTCTATAATCGCTTGTTTTACCTTTGATTTATTGACTTTACCAAAGAGGCGCGCTGCTTCATCTTGTATTTTAGCTTTTTGTAATTTTCGTCGCGTTTTGCGTCCTCTAAAAATTGCCTGAATTTTAGTAGCATTTCTATTTTTTTTACTTTTATTACTTAAGGATCGTGGTGATGGCATTTATAATATAGTACTATATTATATTTTTGTACTATATTATATTTTTGTTTTATGCTTAGTTGATTTTTTCGCATAGTCCAGTTATTTTATTTCTTCGTGTGCCATTAGGGCATCGTTTATAATTTACTTTTTGCTTTGATGTTTCATTTTCTTTTTTATTAGCATTAGTTTTATTTGGTTTTAATAAGTTTTGTTTTGCTTTTTCTATCCACCATGCGTATTTTTCAGGATCGTCTTTCTCTAGATCGTTAAACAATTCACAAGCCATATATTCAATACTTTCCTTGTCTGTGTTGCGTGCCATGTCTATAAGAGCTTGTTTTGCCTTTGATTTATTAACTTTAACAAAGAGACGTTTTGCTTCGGTTTCTATTTTAGCTTTTTGTAATTTTCGACGCGTTTTGCGTCCTCTAAAAACTGCCTGAATTTTAGTAGCATTTCTATTTTTTTTACTTTTATTACTTAACGATAGTGATAATGGCATTTATAAAATAGTAAAATAAAATATATTATAATAAAATAAAATATAGTTACTTATTTTATGCTAATTTTATGCTAAAAATGAATCCATTAATTATTCAGACACAGGTTTAATTGTTGCACTTTTGTTTACTTGTGTCAACTTTTTTTTTGCCTTAGCAATCCATTTTGCATGTTCCTTGTCGCTTAGGTCGCGCCATAAATGATAAACCATAGTATTAATATTATCTTCATCAACATCGCGAGCCATGTTATCAAGTGCTTTTGCAGCCTTTGCTCTAGCAGCTCTACTTTTACAAAAAAGATGCTCGGCTTGTGTTTCGAGTTTTTTTGTTTCTAATTTTCGTCGCCTAGCATATGCTCTATAAGTTCTCTGAATCTTAGTAGCTTTTCTATTTTTTAGACTTTTATTACTTGTAGTGCGTCGTGGTAAAATTTGTAATGTAGATAGACTTCTAGATAATCTGTTAGTAAAATTTGATAAACTTAATGGTGATGGCATATATAATATGCTAAAATATTAAAAATGCCAAAAATATAAAAAAATATTATAAATAGTTTATCTTCTTTTTTTTGTTCTTCTGTTTGTTCTTCTGTTTGTTCTTCTGTTTGTTGTTATTCTTTTTGAACTTGCTTTTTGCTTTTTATAACCACCAAACAGACCAAACAGTTTTGATTTATTCGCAGTAATAGACCCATTATTAATGGTCTTCTGGTTTTCTGGCATGCCTGTCGCCACCGCCTTCTCAGCAGCTGCATTCTCGGCAGCTGCATTCTCGGCACCTGCATTCTCGGCAGCTGCATTCTCGGCAGCTGCATTCTCAGCAGCTTCTGCTTTATCAGCTTCTGCCTTCTTCATATTAATAAACTCTTGCACAGTTGCATATTTAATTGTATTACCATCATCTGGATATTTACTAATAAGCCAGTCTCGTATATTTACTATATTTAGTTCTTGTGCTGAAATGGCTTCTTGTAATGAATCAATTTGTTTTTCTACTCTAGTTTGTTGTTCTTTTACTGCATCTCGAAAAACTTTATTCTTCTCATCAGCAACATTAAGCCTCGACTTAATATCACTGATGTGCCAACTAAAATCGCTGATTTTATACTGGCCTGACATTTTTAATATATTAATATATTAAAATTATTTACTAAATCTGTAAATTTGAATAAAAAAATATTGAATATAATGTTTTATGATATGATTTTATGATTTTATAAAATAATAAAATCATAAATTTTTTTTGTTACTTCATCGTAAAAATTATTGTCTATAAATTGGCTTGTATTTGTTTCTTCATTTCCATTAATGACTAATACTAACCCTTGTTCAATTGCTTCTTGATTATTTAACCATACATCATGATAATGATGACAATCTTTCAAATATTCAATCGGTATAGTTTCTCCCAGACGACCCCGCTGTTGTACACGTAAATCACAAATCTCTGGACACGTTCTAATATAAACAATTTTTAAATCTTGAAAAATAGTTTGAAACTCTTTAAACAAATTTAAATAAATTATATATTCAATAAGACTCATTTTCTTAGCATCATATAGACTTTTTGCAAATACAAATTTGTCTGTATAAACGGATCGCTCACTAATAATAATGTCATAATCTCCTTTTAATGCTTCCCTTAATAATGACAAACGACTAGTATATGCCATCACTTGAAACGCAAAACTGTAGCGCTCATTATTTTCATAAAAGTGCGTAATAATACTTTTTCCGTTAGCATCTCCAATTGATTCCCAAGCAGAAACTGGTTCTTGCAAAAAGCAGATTTTACAAGTATTGTCTTTTGATGCACAATATTTTGCAAAATTTTTTTCTAAATAACGCATAACACTTGATTTGCCTGATCCAATATTTCCATCAATTGATACAATAAGAGGTGGCATTAAAACGATTATAAGTTTTTATATTTATTTGTTAAATATAAAAAATGTTATCAATTTTTTTTATAGTATTAATAAAATATTAAACTTATTTACGCAACCAATCTTCGGCTGATAGTTTTGCGTTGTTGCTATAATAAAATTTAATTAAGTTTCGTAATTGGTGAGTTGGTTCATCGTCTAAACGTTCATCTGATAAATCTGTATCTCGCGTAGTAATTTTTTCCCAACTATCTCTAAATTTCTGTAAATTCTTTATTAACTCTTCACGTGTCATGGAACTTAGTGGTTTGGTTGGCGGTTCATACATTCCCTTATAATTAGTGATTGGTTTATTAATTCTATCTTGTATGAGTTTTGTTGCTTTTTTTTGTTGGGCTTCATCTAATAAATCATAAATTAATTCTAAATCCTTGCTTTCGATTAAAAAATTGCTTACTCTAACTAAACCTCGTGCCATCTTTTCTTTTGAACCTCTTGTTGTTACATTATATTTTTTAAGTAGTTGTTTTAATTTATTTACTGAAATGTCCTTTTTTTTGTTTATATGAATAATATTTTTTTTAGTTTTATTTTGATTGTTTGTTTGATTGTTTTTTTTATTTTTTTTTGTTTTTTGTAATTTGTTTTCATTTAATTTAGCCCACCGTTTACTAGTTTTTGTTTGTATTATGATCCATAAATTGCCATCATTACCGCGTTTCTTTGTTCCTAATGTAAAGTCATTAGCACTTTCCGATGGTGCTTGTCTAGTTGCCATTTTATATAATATAGAAAAAATAAATTTAAAAAAAAAATGTATATTAATAGTTAATAGAATTTAAATATTAAATTAAGTTATTTAATAGCCAAGGTCCAATAATGAAATTTGTTATTAGAGAAAATATTTTTGTTTTTACAAATATTAATTTAGCATTATTTGCATTATGTTATTTTAGACCTATTATAAATTATATAAATTATATAAATTACGATTATTTATATAGTATATGTTATTGTTGGAATTATATAATTTTTTTAACATTTAATGGGGCATATTTTATGGATAATACATGTTTTAAGAGAATGGCTATTAGAAAAAATTTGCCGCTACCTATTTTTCATATTGGAAATATGATTTTACATAATTTACCATTTTTATATGTAAATATATATAAACCTAAAAATATTACATTACAACATTCACTAATTGCATGCATAACTAATTTAGCCTGGTGTTATTGGGCGACATTTGGAACATTTGATATTGATTTTGTTTATGTTTCAATTGAAAAAGAAAAACAACTGAAGTTATATCTAATAAATATAAGTTCTATATTTTATGTGCCTTTGATTTTTCATGTTAATAAACAATTATGCGATTCTTTATTATGCTAATAATATAAATAAACAATATAAAGACATTATTACTAATAATAGTAATAGAGCATTCTATTCATTTTTTAGCGTTGGTGCCCGAGTGGTCTAAGGGGTGCGACTCAAGTTCGCATGGCTTCGGCCTCGTGGGTTCGAACCCCACCCAACGTAAAGTTTTTTGTTTTTAGTTTTTTGTTTTTATAAAATAGGTGTATCTATTTTATAAAAAAAAGTGATTTTTGCATGCTTTTATTTGTTTTGCTTTTTATTTAATTATTTTTGCTTTGCTTATTATTGTTATTTCTGATTCTAATTATATTTCATGCTTGTTTGGCGCCGTAGAGGCGGTGGTTCACTTGAACGAGTGCTTGGTGGCGGTGTAATTGGAGTGTATGATTGACTGCGTTCAGCGGGTGTAAATGTTGTTTTTGCGCTACTTTTTTGCCTATTTACAACATTTCCAAGAGACCTATATACTGCTTCACATTCTTCCTTTGTTTCACTAAAGTTAATAGCATGACCTTCTTCAATTCCAATTTTAGACGCTTCTAAAATTGCGTCTTGATTTGCACCTAAATACATTATTTCAATATTATATGACTCTTGTGCGCTAGTAATTAGTTTTTTTAACGTTAATGCATTAAATTTTTTACTACAATTTTCACAACCATCAGTAGCAACATAAATTAAACATTTAGTATAAGAACTTGGATCATGCAGTTTTTTTTCCATAAAATAAGTAAGACTTGAACCAATTGCATCGTATAATGCAGTTTGTCCTCGTGGAACAAATTGTCTTAGTTCAAGAGGCCGCACATCTTCAATATTTAATGACCTAATTAACATATGCTCTTCGTGGTCAAATAACTTAATTGATACATTTACGCGCTCACCGGGCTTTAAATCTTGTCTAATAATGTCTAATGTTGAATTAATACCACCAACAGTATCTGCTTCTTTGCCAGACATAGAACCCGACCGGTCAATTATAGCAACAACTTCTTGAATGAATGATGCCATAATAATAGTAGTAGTGTTTTAATATAATTTATATAATTAATTTTAAATCAATTTTATTTATATATTTTGTTTTTTATATATTTTGTTTTTTATATATTTTGTTTTTTATATATTTTGTTTTTTATATATTTTGTTTTTTATATATTTTGTTTATTTTGTTTGTTTTGTTTATTTTGTTTGTTTTAGTATTTTTAATAAAGAAAAATTATTATACTAAAAAAATTGATTAATTATTTATGTTAATTACTAATCAATATACACTATAAAATGCTAAAGCAACAAATGCTTATCGAGAAAACGAATTATGAACCCCATCTTAATATTGAATTGTTGACAGGAGCATATATAGAAAATAAATTTAAAAACATATGTGCGCGAACTATTTATCATGCTTATCTTAATGAAATTTTAATAATTGAATATTTGAAATATAAGACGGCATTAGAACCTCACATATTTACTGATGTAACATTTAGCATAGATTTACCATTTGTTCAAGATTATATTGAACATATAAAACAAGTTAGTATAACATGTGAAGACATTCCTGTAATAACTTATGTATATAATACACTATTGCGCGAGCCAGGAGATAAGGAACTGTGGCCACATGATCAAGCCTCATTAATCCTTGACAAAATACAATGCTTCTTTGATATTGATGAAGACAAATTAACAAGTGAATTAGTAGAAGTAATAAGTGAAATTTATTATAATAGGTTGTGGTAAAGCATAAAGCGTAAAGCATAAATTATAATACAAATTGTTAAAAAATTGATAGCATAAATTGTGAATTTTTTTAAGCTATTTTTATAAAAAAATGATTGTGGATTATTACGCTAATAGTGTTTATAATCAATTATTGAATAATTGCTATAATTTTATTAATAAAAGTTGTTTAGATATTGGAACAAGAAGCGGAGCAAACTGTGTAAATTTAGTAAAAGTTGGTGCATCAAGTGTAGTTGGTATTGATATAGATAGTTCACGATTTCACGAGATGTGGGCAAATAACAAAATCACACTTTTACACCTTTTTTCATTTAAAACGCGCATTTTAATTTAAAAAGTTTAAAAACTATACCATCTCATAAATATGGAATATTTCTAAGTTTAGTAAATTTTCTATTTCCAATATTATAATTACCAAAAGTTTGATTAGTTATATGACAAGCTACTATTATACCATCAAAACAAAATGTTTCTGTTTCAAAATCTGCTGAAGCAATTATTCTATAATTATGTTGTTTTAATAAGTTAATACACTTATAGTGTAAATAATCACTATGTGTTGAAACAAATAAGTATTTTATTTTATTTTGAATTAATAATTCAGTTATATCTTCTAACATTTCTAACTCAAAACCTTGAATATCCGAATGTAAAATATCTATATTTTCTATATTTTTTTCACGAATAAAATCACATAAATTTATTTGGTTTTTGCCTATAAATCCTTGTGTAAAATCTACATTATCAATATCGTTTAATAAACAGTTTCTTTTTCCTAAATTCAACTCGTTTAATTCAGGCTCAATACAATAATTTTTAGCATTTTTAACTACTTTATTGAACCAGATTGTATAAAATGCCCAATATGACCCTAGTTCTATCATAGTTCCATTTTCTGGTATATCTTTTAAAATTAATTCAAACATTCTTTCTTCTGCAGGTTCATGACAACCTTTATTTAATAATAATATTTCTGAAAAATCTCCATAATATCCATATGTTTCTACTTTTATTCCATTATGTAAAAATACACATCCATTTTCAACAGTTCCTGCTTTTTCACATCGTTTTATAAATAAATTATTTGGATCAGATAAAATATCTATAAATCTATCTTTGTATTCCAAACCTTTTTTATTATTTATATTTTCATCTATAAATTGAGAACAATAGTCAAGACTGTTTAAAGAATCCATTTATTAAATATTATAAATATTTTATTTTTATATAAGAAACGCATTTACTAAATATTTTACCTGAAGAAATCAAAAAGTCAGTTCATTATTCAAAGAACAATTAAAAAAACAAGAACGCCCATTATGTTTCCACATTTCGTCTTTCACATCTTCAAGTAAAAACAAAGAAGATGAAAAAGTAACACCACCGTAGGTCAAAATCCTACTATTGATTTTACATTTTTTTCTTATTTTTGCCTAATAAATTGGGCGTTTTAAATGAGAAAAGGTGTAAAGCAAGATTTATTAACAATGCTTCTTTGATATTGATGAAGACAAATTAGCAAGTGAATTAGTAGAAGTAATAAGTGAAATTTATTATAATAGGTTGTGGTAAAGCATAAAGCGTAAAGCATAAATTATAATATAAATTGTTAAAAAATTGATAGCATAAATTGTGAATTTTTTTAAGCTATTTTTATAAAAAATGATTGTGGATTATTATGCTAATAGTGTTTATAATCAATTATTGAATAATTGCTATAATTTTATTAATAAAAGTTGTTTAGATATTGGAACAAGAAGCGGAGCAAACTGTGTAAATTTAGTAAAAGTTGGTGCATCAAGTGTAGTTGGTATTGATATAGATAGTTCACGATTTCACGAGATGTGGGCAAATAACAAAATCACACTTTTAAAGCAAGATTTATTAACAATGGATAATTCTAAACAATTTGATGTGATTACATGCTTTTTATGGAATATGCCTTATTCACAATATACTAATGTAATGATTAAAATTAAAGCACTCTTAAATCCTGGTGGATTAGTGTATATAGGTATTGTTGATAAAGTATATAAGTATGACCCGCCAGGCCCAAAAAGTGTAAATATTCTTGAATTATTAAAAAAACATTTTAATAATACAAGAATTTTAGATACTAAGTCTAGTCAATGGCTAATAGAAGCTAAAAATCCATTTTAATTAATAAAAATCAAAAATTTATTTCATAATATATTTAATATATAAATAATAAAATATGGAATGGTTTAATACAAATGATATTATAATACACCATTTATTAAGAGACCCTTTTTCCAATAATATAAAAGGCTATGTTTTACCACATGCTGGCACTAAATATAGTGGTGGAGTGCTAAGTCATACTTTAAGATTTTGTCCCGTTAATTATTTTACTACTATTGTTATTATATATTATCCTGCAAATAGTTCTGAAAATGTAATTATTTCAGAAACTGAAAAATATTATCACGAATATTACGTTATTATGAAAACATTAGATTATGTATGTAAAAATTATTGGAATTATGGTAATAAAAATTTTGTAGGCATTAATTTATTGAAAAATGTTGATAATACTTACTTAACAAATTTAGACAATTGTCTTCTAATAGTATCAGCAGACTATTCACATTTTTTACCTATGCAAGAAGCTATTAAGCTTGAAAATTGTGCAGCACATGCATTAATGCATAAATATTTTTCTAGTCATTTAAAGTGCATTGATGTAATCGATGATGTTAAGAGTTTTAAATTAATGTATGACTATTTACCAAAAGATTATAATCTACAATGGATTGGTAGAACACGTAGCCCAAATTTGCGTGGTGTTGGTTATTTAAGTTTTTTAATAAAAAAACCCCAAAAACCAGAAAACTTTAGACTACCACACGGTATGTTTGTTACTGCATATGATATAAATATGGTTCAACGTGAATGTTTAGGAGAATGGTTTACAAAAAGCTATAGATATAATAAAACTATAGAACAAAATTTAATTAATAAGGTGCTAAGTTTAGCAAAAACAACAAGTCGTTTAACTGGTGGTAATCATACTAATATTAGTGTATCTCATTATACAATTACATATTTATATAGAAGTTCTAGAAAAAAATTTATTAGAGGTTATCATGGAATTAAATCAGATGCATTTTATTTACCCGATGTTATGTTAGAAAATACTTATGATAATGGATTATGGATACAAAATTATGATAATTTATGGAAACAAGGCAAGGTTTTTAATATAAAATATACATTACACAACTTAAAAAGTAAAGCAAAACTTTATGGGAAAAAAACTCTTAAACTAAAAACATTTAATAAATATAAACCCTATTACCAGTTGTATTATTCTGATGTTATTCATAATAAAATAAAAGAATCTTAAAACCTAACTATTTTTGTTAAATATAACCAAAAGAATATTCCTATAAATGCCTTAGCCAATAAATCTAATGTATTATATCCAATCATTTTGGTTTTTTCATTTGTCTGATAAAATACTCCATATAAAGACCATAGTCCTAAATATAAAAAGAATATTATTTTGGATTGTTTTGTAACTTTAGAACCTGTCATAAACAGTTTCCAAATTGTTCCATATGTTAAAAAGAAAAATATGAACCCTATAAAATTTGCTAATGTTCTGTTTAATAAATCAACTTCACCAACATACCCAAATCCCAACATTAAAAAGTTGAAAAATAATATTAGTGCAAATGAGAGAAAATGGACACCTATATTATTTTCATAACCCAACACTAGACACAAGACTAATAACATAAGTGGTGTGCTAATTATCCAATCAGAATAGCGCATATTATTTATTTTTTCGATTGGTAATTCTAAATCATGCTTTGAAGTATCTAATTCATGTGAATTTTTGGATTCTTGCACAATAGTGCTTTCTTCTTCCGATTTATTTATTACTTCTATAAATAATGAATAAAAATAACCAGCAACAATAGATATACAAGTTTCTAAATTCATAATATGACGTATTTGTGGTATTGGGTTTCTTAAAGCTTCAATAAATGTTATTGTGCCGGTAGTAATCAAAAATACATATGTAAAATAAAAACTATTTTTAACGCTAATTATTTGCATTATTATTATATTAAAGCAATAATATTATTAAACAAACAATAATATTATTTTTAATTAAAAAAACACAACAACTATTTTAATTCGAGTAAGCTAGACCACCCATACCCGACATAATACGAAGAACGTTGTAGTTAACCGCATATACACGAACTTTAGCAGTAGCCACACCCTGAACTGTAGCATTTGACAACACTAATTGTAATGTAGCATTATCAATACGCGAGAAATTGCATGTGCCCGATGGTTGATGCTCTTCTGGTCTTAAAGCAAACGAGTAAACATTAATACCGGTGTCTGGGGCGCGTGTATGATGCTGGAATGGCTGAACGAGGTCAAAATATGTGCCTTCACGCTCCGAAAAGCGATCTTGGCCGTTAAGTTGTAATTTAGCAACAACAACTGGGTTCTCACCCCAGCAGTGCATATCTAAAGCAGTTTCAGCTAAAACAAATGTGCCAGCATCAGATACACCGGAATCTTCATTATTAAGGGTTCCGTCTGGAGAATATGAAGCAGAACCTGTTGCTGTGCCCGCTTGGAAACCACCTAGACCAGCAGTTACGGCCCCGAGGGGACCCGACGCCATCACAACCTGATTTGCTGCTATACTATTTGCCCACATGTCTTCAAAAGCATTAGAACCAGTAATGAATCCATTTGCACCATTTACATTTTGTCTTGAACCGAACGCATGAACCGCGTTTGGTAATGCATCTAAAGCATCTGTATAATTGAATGGTTGGGCACCCAATAATGTGTTTAGAGCAGTTCCACTAACTAATGACGCACAATAATCAACATTTGCATCGGGCTGAACTACCCATATTAATTCTTTGCATGGATGATTTAAATTTAATTTAATTTTGTTGGACGATGAACCAACCGATTCATCGCCTGTAAATTGCAATTGTTCTATCAAGTATTCGTGTGGATTTTGCGCCATGCGTCTGCGCTCATCAGTATCTAAGAAAATGTAATCAACAAATAGCGATGCAGCCGCTAGCGATTGTTTATACGCTTCGTTTATTTTGGTGCCACGACCATCTAAACTGTTTACAGCCCATAAGCACTCTTCAATATTGCGAATATCTAAGTTGATTTTAACTTCATGATATTGTAGCGCAATTAAAGGTAGAGCTAAACCGGGATTGCGGCAATACCAGAACTGTAGTGGAATGTATAAAGTGGTTTCTGGTAGCGCTTTGCGTGGGGCGCAAACTTGACGCACACCATCAGCCGAGCAAGGACCATCAACTGCGGCGAATGTAGGGTCGCACACATATGTTAATTGGGTAGTATTACCAATCATCTTGTAATAACCACGCTCTTGTTCCTTGGATAAAGTGAGCTGATTCCAAATATGCATCCAATCACCATATTGACGGTCAATACGCTGACCACCAATTTCAACTTCAACTTGCGAAATTAGCTGTTCTCCAGGGAAATCTAACCATCTAGCATATAGTGTATCGGTAGTTTGAGTCGCGGTTCTGGATAACTGTTGTCCAATTTCAGGAAGAGTTAATTGTAAATATGTGCGATAAGCTAAATCACCATTTCTTGAGATAGTGCATGTAACACGGCGACCAAAATCCGCCTGTCCGTTAAATGTTTGTTCAATAGACTCCATCGCAAAATTAGTATGACGTCTGTATGTCACTTTCCAAAAAGTAATTTGGGGATTACCTGTTAAATAAACATCTTGAGCGCCATAGGCGACTAATTGCATTAAACCACCAGCCATTTTTTTATAATATTCCTAAAGAAAAAAAATTTTTTAAATTAATTTAATTAATTAATTATATTAATTATATTAATTATATTAATTATATTAATTGATTTATTATAACTTTTACAATAATATTAATATAACTATTATAATAATATTATAATAAACATTAATATATTACAATATTATATAAGTGGCTAAAATAAAATGAAAAAAGCAACAATTATTAAAACTACATTAGATAGTAAACATAATGAAATAAGTTCTATATTTAAACAAAATGAAGAAATCATTATTCCTAAATATTTAAAAATTATAGAAAAATTAGAATTATTATTACAAAATTGTAATAATCACACTAAAAGCCAAACTATTATTGAAAACATTAAAAAACATAAGAATTTAATTCATTCTCTAAAGAAGAAAAAAAATGAATATTATTTAAACAATTCTAAACATATTTTTGACTACTTTGAAAATAAAAAAAATATTTCTAATGGTGATTTAGTAGCAAATAACTCAAATAAAAATGATTTAATAGACAAATTCTTTTTTACATCGAGTAACGAAAATAATGATACAAACTGTAATAATAGTGCAAAAACTTCAATCGATAAATACTTTAATAATATTGACTATTTGTATTTAAATTATGATAATTTTATTTACCCATCCGATATTTGTAGTGTATGTAAAAAAGGAGAAATGGTTTATGTAGAATCAGATGGAATATCTGTTTGTAATAATTGTTCTAATATTATTAAAAATTTAATTGAAATTGATAAACCATCATATAAAGAACCACCAAAAGAAGTTTCTTTTTATGCATATAAAAGGATTAATCATTTAAAAGAAATATTAGCACAGTTTCAAGCAAAAGAAAGCACAAATATTCCCGATGAAGTCTTTGAAAATATTAAATATAAAATTAGAAAAGAACGCATTAGTATAAATGAGCTAACAAATAGTAAAACTAAGGAAATTTTGAAGAATTTAGGATATAATAAATATTATGAACACATTCCATTTATTAAAGATAAATTAGGTATTAAACCGCCAATAATGAGCTCTGAATTGGAAGAAACACTATGTAATTTATTTATTGAATTACAAAAACCATATTCCAAATATTGCCCTAAAGAACGCGTTAATTTTTTAAATTATTATTATACACTTTATAAGTTATGTGAATTATTAAATGAAACTCATTTTTTACCCTATTTTCCTATGCTAAAAGACAGAGAAAAACGAATAGAACAAGACCAAATATGGAAAAAAATATGTTTAGATCTAGGTTGGAACTTTATTCCTACGCCTTAATCATCAAATTCACTTAGTCTTAATAGATTAGAAAAAATATTTATTATTTCTAAATAATAATCTAATGAAGCTGTTATAAAATCTCCACTATAATCACGTTGTAATATTTGATTTGTATCATATACAATATAAACTGAAAATAACATTAATAGCGAAACTACTATTATTTTATACAATAGTGAAGATTGAATAATGAATGTTTGCACAATTATCATCATTATTAAGAACATTAACGCATAAAGTAGCCTAAGACCAAACACAGCACTTAATTGAATATTGCTTATTATTAATCCTACACCAAATGCAAACATCGAAACAAAAATGCCTATTGTTCCTATAAATGCCGTTTTTATTGTATTGGGATCATAGTCAGATTTTCTATATGCTAAAATTACTCCAAAAACACTTGAAAAAAGAGAAAATACTATAAATTTTAACCATGGAGGCATGGTAACAAGTGCTAAAATAAAAAGCAATACAAATAATGCTGCAATTGCAATAATATAATTTGTATCAATATTAAATGGATGATTGTTAGTAATCATATTTTTATTTTTTTCTATATCAAAATTTTCACTTATATAATAAGTAATATAAAGTTGAATTACTAAAGTTACTAAGATTAGTGAAAAAAATACTTGTTTTTCGTATAATAACTTGAACAAATGTGATAAATCTGTTTTTTGCTTAATATTTCTATTTTTTTGAAGTTTTGATTTGTTAAAAGCCATTTTATATTTTATAATAATATAAAATATAAAATATATGTATGGTAAATTTTGACTTTATAAATATATTATATTAGTATATTAGTATATTAGTATATTATATTAGTATATTAGTATATTAGTATATTATATTTAGTATATTATATTTAGTATATTATATTTTATTATATAATATATATATGCCTTCAAAAACACGTAGTTCATCGCGTTTAAGAAGTTCAGCTGCTAAAAAAATTCAGAAACACTTTAGAAGTAGAAAAAGGCTAAGGTCAAAAGCAAGTCGTAAAATTCAGACAAGAGCCCGTGCAAAAATTCAAGGAAATAAAACAAGGAAACTAATTAATAGAGTAAAAACTATTATGCAAACAGATAATACTTGTCCAATATGTTTTGAACCTATGACTGAAAAAGTTGCTACATTATTGCCTTGTGGTCATAGATTTCATACAAAATGTATAAAAGATAGCATGCCTAGCACTCGTGGAGAATGCCCACTTTGTAGAACAGGTATAGTAAATATACCATATATACAACCAGGAAGAGCAAATCGAACATTTGGTAATGTTCCGCTTTCGCAACAGCAACCACAAGCACCTCCAGCACAACCAGCAATATTAGACCCAACACAACGAAGACAATATATATTACAACGGTTGCGAGAAATTGAAATGTTACAACAAGCAATAATACAACAAAGACCACAACTGCCTTGGCCACCGGAAATTCCAGATATAACTTATGAAGAAGCGCTAAACAATGAAATAAGAGCACGCCAAATTGTAGAGCAAGCACGAATATTATTGTATGAAGCTTCTGAAAATTATCAGAACTATAGAAATGTTAGAATAGATGGTAACCCACTTGACCAAGATGTTACTAATATGTATTATATAACGTCTGATTTATTAACACGTGCAAGAGAGAATAGGAATAATGCTACGCGTATTGTAGAGGAAATTGGTGGCGATAATGAAGAGCCGGACCTTAGGTAATTTTACAATATTTTTATAGCTTTATATTATTTTTTTTGTATTATATTACATTATTTTATAATAGTATAATATATACTATATATATATTAATATGCCTTCTCAAACGCGTCGGTCATCGCGTTTAAGAAGCTCAGCTGCTAAAAAAATTCAAAAACGATTTAGAAGTAGAAAAAGACAAAGGTCAAAAGCAAGTCGTAAAATTCAGTCAAGAGTTCGCGGAAAACAAACTAGAAAAGTAATAAATAGAGAAAAAAATACTGTGTTAACAATTAATGATTGTCCAATATGTCTTGAACCTTTGACTACAGATGTTCGTATTGCGTTACCTTGTGGACATAGATTTCACGAAGAATGTATAAAGCGTTCATTGACTAGCACTGGTGGAAGATGTCCTAAGTGTAGGGCGGTTGTAACTAATATACCTTATATTTCTAATGAACGACAAATACAACCACCACCGCTACCACCACCACAATATATATTAGATCCAATACAACGAAGACAACTATTAGATTTAGAACCGCAACAACTAATACAACATCTAATAGTACGCAATCAAGAACTAGATGTTATAGAAGAAAGTATTGCACGACAGAGAGAACTACTGCCTGATGCGCCAGAAATTCCAAATATAACTTATGAACAGGCAGTAGTTAATGAAGTAACAGCAAATGATATTGAGACTACTTTAAGAAGTCTTTATAATGAAGCATATACTCTTTATACTAACTATGAAAGTTTTAACACACAAGATAGACCAAGTACTAACGATGAAATAGCGGAACAATACATAGATGCTTTTTTTAATAGAACTTCTAATTTATTAGAAGTTGCAAACTATGATGCGATTAATGCATTACGAATTTCAAACCATCTTGGTTAACTAATGTTTAGTGGTTAATCTTACTATTTAAATATTATATTATATTATATTATTTATAGTATATAATATAATATAAATTTAGTATGCCTTCAAAAACACGTAGTTCATCGCGTTTAAGAAGTTCGGCAGTAAAAAAAATTCAAAAGCGAGTTAGGGGTAAACAAACTAGAAAGCATGTAACCAAACTAAGAGCAAGTCGTAAAATTCAGACAAATTATAGAGGTTTCAAAACTAGAAAAGTAATGAATAGAGTAAGAACTAATATGTTAACAGACAACAATTGTTCAATATGTTTAGAACCTTTGACTATAAATGTTGCTATAGCATTACCTTGTGGTCATAGATTCCATAAAGATTGTATAGTAAATTGGTTAGTTAGAAGTCAAGGAAAATGTCCTAATTGTAAGCAACGTATAACTAATATACCCTATATTTCTATAGTAGAACCAGAATTAGAACCAGAACCTGAATACGAACCCCTAATATTAGACCCAATATTACGAAGGCAATATATATTAGAACGTATGCACGAAATAGAATTATGGGAACGCGAAATTGAAGAACTAAGACCACAAGTACCCGACCCTCCAGAAATTCCAGATATACCTTTTAATGATGCGTTAAGTAATCAATATAGCGCAAACCAAACCGAATATTATGTACGTAGACTCTATAATGAAGCTTCTTATAATTACAATAACTATAGAAGTTTAAACATAAATGATGAAACCCTGGAACAAGATGTTAGTAATATGTTTTTTATAACTTCTGAATTATTAACACGCGCACGAGACAATTCGCGTAACGCTAATAGAATTTGCAGTCATATTGCAGATATAGAGTTTGCGGAATATATGTAATATTAATATTAATAGAAATAGAAATAGAAATAGTTGGTGGCAATGGTAAATTATAAAACTAATGTAATATTATATTATATTATATTATATTATGCCTTTTATACAAAGATATACTCGTGCTAAAAAACGCACGCATCGTCGAAGAAATAATCGTGCTAGAGGTATTAGTCGTAAATCATCATCAATAGTAAGAAGTGCCGCTACGCGAATTCAAAAACGCGTTAGGGGTAAACAAACAAGAAAAAAAACAGATGCTCTTATGAGAGATAAGATAGATAAGAGAAATTTAGAAATAGCTAATAGAAATTTAGAAATAGATAAGGAATGCGCAATATGTCTTGCTGAAGTGCAATCAGATGACCCTATTACATCTTTACCGTGCGGTCATAGATTTCATACTGAATGTATAATGCGTAGTTTACAGTCAGGTATTGCTGGTTGTCCACTATGTAGAAGCGTTATACCTAATAATGATTACGCACATTTAGCAAATCCAACTATGACATATGAAGAGGCGCTAGTTGCTAGAAATCGCGCACAAGAAGAACGTAGATTAGCAAGACAAGCATATACTAATGCCGTGGCAAGGACAAACGAATACGAACGCTCTAATAGGAATAGGAGTCGAAGACTAAGAGGTTTAAACTCGCCAACTTATGTTAGATTACTTCAAGCTGAAGAAACCGCCGATGCTGAAGTAAGACATGCACAAGCGAATATTGACCGTTATATGAATACTATTAGGCAGCTTAGCTAATTAGAAAAATGAGAGAATTACAAATTTTATATTATTATCTTGCTATAAGTTAATAATATAATATAGATTAATGAATACGCAAAAAAATAAAAAAAAGTATAATGGCACCAGAAATTATGATTTAGTAATAATTGGCGGAGGCATAGCAGGTCTTTATACTTTATATAAATTGTCTAAACAATATTCCCAGCTAAAAATATTATTATTAGAGTCTGGACAGCGTTATGGTGGGCGAATATATTCTTATAAAGAAACTATTGACGGTGAAGAATATATTATGGATTTGGGAGCAGGCAGACTTGGTCATCATCATAAACTTATAAACGCGTTGATAGATGAACTTGGTCTCAAACCTAAAATTGTTGATATACCAAATACTAAAACGTATATTGAAGTGTCAGAAAATAACAAAGTGCACATTAAAACACACTATAAAGACTCTATTATGGCTAAATTAACCAAATTTTTCTTTAGCCCACTAGTTTCCAAATTAGGCAAGTCAGTATTACAAAAGTTTTACTTGCATGAATTACTTACAAAATATGTATCTGCATCATTCTCTCAAAAAGTGGCCTCTGTTTTTGAATATTCTTCAGATTTAAATGAATTAAATGCTTATGATGCAATTGGCTATTTTAAATATGACTATAATAAAGAATCAACTTTTTTTACATTAAATGGGGGATTAGGACAAATAATAGACCATTTATTGGAGGCCATAAAAAAAACACGGGCTTATAAGAATAACAATATTAGTATTGTTAATCTCTCTAATGTTGAAAATGTAATCCATAATAATGGTAATAATAATAATACTAACTCATTTAGTATAAGTGTTTACAATTATAAAACTTCGAATAAATCAACATACTATTGCGACCATTTAATATGTGCTATACCCAAACAAAGTTTGGAAAAACTGACTATTTTCAAACCATTAGCAAGAGAGTTAGACTCAATAAATTCCATAAATCTATTAAGAATATTTGAAGTTTATGACAAAATAAATGGTGAGTCATGGTTTAAAAATATAGAAAAAACTATTTCAAATAGTAAAGTCCAATTTGTAATCCCTATTAATTCTAATAATGGATTAATTATGTCAAGCTATAGTGATTGTGCTAATGCTAGATTTTGGAATAATTTATTAATAAAAAAAGGCCTTGATTACGTAAAACAAACTCTTAATACTAAACTAAATCAACTATTTAGCATATACAATATAACTGTATTACCAAGTAAATACATAAAAATGTATTTTTGGGACGCAGGTGTTGCCAACTGGAAGAAAAATGTAGATTCGGATTATTTAAGTTATAAATTAATAAATCCCTTACCAAATATTTATATTATTGGAGAGAATTATTCTAAATATCAAGCCTGGTGTGAAGGTGCATTAATGACATCTGAAACTTGTATTGCTAAACTCTCTACTATTTTAGAATATACATTAAATAAGAAGACGGGAAAATATACACGCAAGTTCGGTGGAAAAATAAAAAAGAAAGTATTTACACTTGGCGAAGTCAAAAAGCACAATAAAAAAGGGGATGCATGGACTATAATCGATAATAAAGTTTATAATATTAGTTCTTGGATTCCAAAACATCCTGGAGGAGAGATTATTATGCAAGCCGTGGGCAAAGATGCTAGCCAACTTTTTATAGCACATGGCCACCCTAGTTATGTTAGAAAAACCATTTTACCCAAATATATTATTGGAACTCTAAAAAAATAATAGGTTCATTTTATATATTTTTATAACTGCTATATTATTATAACTAGTATATATAAAATGACTCTATTTAGCCTATTACATTTGTCTATGAAATATGTTAACATTTTACATATATTAGTTATTGGAACATCATTACTATATATTAGTTATTATCAAAGTAAGACGCCGTTTTATATATATTATTTGTTAATAGTGTTGGGTCTATGCATAATATTATTTGTTCCAATTCCTAATTTAGAACTAACAAATTTTAGAAATGTTCTTTATATAACCCATTATGTGCTGTTTATTCCTGGATTTCTAGCATTAGCATATTATGGATTACAAAATAAGCTAAGTAAAGATACTTATAGTGCATTAGGATTTATTGGACTATTTATTATAATGTATCATTTATATAAACTTATATTTCGCATAATGTAAGCCTATTATATTATTATATTTTGTTAATATATATGCCTAAAACAAGAAAACGTGGGAAACAAAAACAGGTTAAAATAAAACATAAATCAAAAAGACTTGGAGAAGGTCTAAAAGAAGCAGCGCTGCCATTTTTACTTAGAGAAAAATTAAATAATGTAAGTGAAAGTACTTATAACAAAGAATTTTATGAACCAACACTTGTATCGCATATACTTAGAGGCGTTCCTAGAGCGGATGTAACAGAAGCAATAGAAAACGCGTCTTATAAAAAAGAAGTAGCGCGTTTACTTAGTCAAAAGTTTAAACGAAGTGCTAACTCACGTGCAATTGTTAATAAAATAGTCGGTACAATTCCAACAAGACATATAACAATTGGGAGAAAAAAACAAACTTTAACAAATCAACTAAAAATAGCACAAACAGCACTAGATGCTTACATAGTAGCTAGTCAACCAATTCATGATCGCAAGGAAGAGCTGTTCAACAAACTAGGTGATCTAGAAGATGAACGCGACGAACTCGAAAAAGTTATTGGGCAATCCAAATTAGATAAATATGATGATTTAAAAAATAAATATGATGAACTTAATAGAAGTCAAAGCATGTTGAAACGCTCACGCGCTTCTTTAATCAAAATAAGACTTGAAACGCTGCGTTTTGGTCCTATAGGTAAACTTTATGCTCTTATAGATAAAATAGAAAAATTAGACCAAATTTATACTAAAGCAAACGAAGACGATATTACAGCATATGAGGAACAAGATAGACTATCACTAATAGTTCATAATTTAAAAACTCAAATTGAAGATTTGAAAGACTTGTAGTTATAAGAGAGAGCTAAAGAGGTAAAAAATTATATTATTATATTTTATAATAATACACTATACTAAATATGCCTTCTCAAACGCGTAGATTATCTTCAAGTTCAAAAAAACGTTATGCAGCTACACGAATTCAAGCACGAGTTAGAGGTAAACAAACAAGAAAACAACATTCACGTTCAATAAAACAAATTTATACAAATTTAGAGCTAACTACCCAATGTGCGTTATGTCATGAACATATGGCAAGAACTGAACCTATTACAAAATTAGAATGTGGACATGAATTTCATAAAGAATGTATTGAAAAAAGTTTAGGCGCCGGTTTTAATAGCTGTCCGTTATGTAGAACACACATATCTAGTGCTATTATTAGTGCTAGACATTTGGTTATTCCAGTTTCAAGACCTGTTATTAGTTATAACCAAATACCATTCAATAGAGATAGAGCTAACGCTATAAATAATAGAATTGTAGCAAGAAGAGTTCGTGAACATACTCGCGCTCGTATATATGAATATAATATGGCAAATACTCACAGAACACATGCTGATGTTGAAAGTTCTCCAACATTTAGGAGATTATTTTTAAATGATGTAAGAGCTCGACAAGCATTAGCAAGAGCAGAAGAATATGTTATTAGGCATTCATAACTTATTAATAGTTTGATAAATAAAAGACAACGTCGTGCTACACATAAAAAGGCAAAAACCCAGGAAAACAAAACTAGAAAATATTATATTAGTCTAATATAATATAACATGTCTAGTATTAATCAAAATACTATTAGAACCTCAAGAATGCATTTAAGATCAACAACTCAAAGACGCAATACGCCAAGTGCTTTAGCGCGACGTACACGCATTTTAGAAACACGAAGAACCAATTTAGGAAATAAAATTAGAGAGTTAGAAGCCGATTTAAGACAACAACGCGGAGCATTAGATGCAAAAACAATTGAAGTCGACCAAGCAAGAATACGCAGAGATGATGAACACGACCACTATGAAAGGTTGAGAACAGAACGTGATAATTTAAGATACACACTTCTTACGAATTTTAATCAGTCCAACTTAGGAATGGAATATAGTGAACTTAAGAGGCGGTGGTTTGAATATGTACATAATGAAGATGAAGACACGGATATAAATTATTTTAATAATTTAAAACCAAGATTTGACCACGTCAGCGGTCTTTTTGATGAGCTAATGGATACAGGTCTTGCTCCTATTATAGAACAAAAAGCACTAGCACGAGAAACATACAGACTAGCAAGCGAACATCATTATAGTTTATATCAACAACAACAAAGTATAATGAGGATCGTAAGCGACCTTGAGCGCAAACTTAAAAGAGCACTTATTCGTGACAGACTGTTAAATCAAGCGCGCGGTAAAAGACAACGCAAATCTAAAAAAAAGGGCAAAAAAAGAAAACACACTAGAAAAAGAAGACCATAAAAACTATAAAAATCAAATCTATAGTATAATATATTATAATATAATATACTATATTATATTTTATAATATGAGTGAAAGAAGAGTATCATCACGACCACACCAACCAAGTTTAGCCTATAGAAGACGAACTTTATTTAGAGAAATAACAAAATTTAGAAATATAATAGCTGAATTAGAAGCTGATATAAGTAATTTTAGAGAACGAGCACTAGCAGCAAATAGCGATGCTACTAGTGCTAGAGAACGGCTACGCTATTGCACTCAAGAAATAACGCGAATTACTCAAGAAGAATTGCAAGGTAATCTTGGAAATGAGTATGCTAGGGCATTACGCGACTTTAATGATTATAGTAGAACACATCCTAATGATGTAGAAGGTATAAGAAGTCGTCATAGTGAGGCAACTCGTCTTCTTGGTATTACTAATGCTGCTATTCGAGAAATTATTAAACCACTTAGACTAGAAGGAGAGGCTAAGCTACAACTCTTAACTAAAGCAAACGAAAAGTATATAACTTTAAATGCGGATATACTAGAATTAACGCAACAAAAAGACCAATTACAAAACGAACTTGATGAAATGAATAGCGAATATTTATCCTTAACTATAAATGAAAATATTGCACGCGGTAAAAAACAGCACCGTTGTACATATAAAAAAAGGAAAAGAGGGCAAAAACACTAGAAAATGATTTAAAAACAACGTCGTTCTAGACGAAAAAAAGGAAAAAAATAAAAAAAAGGACAAAAATTAAAAAAGTGTAAAGTTATAAAAAACTATTATATATACTATTATATATATACTAGATGCCAGATATTATAACTGATAATGAAAACGAAAGAGGAGCAGAGGCGATGCAACAAATAGCTTCACTAATAAGAAGCCGAGCTTTAGCAAGAAATACTCAAGCTTTACCAATAACAATAAGAAGCCAAGATTTACTTATAGAAAGAAATGAATTAACAACACAATTAGCAAAATTACAGTCTGAACTAATAACTGTTAATGCTAGTAAAATGGCTCTAGAAGCTGAGATTATTACTATTAGGCAACGTATGGATACTGCGAGTCAAAGAGTAGCTCAAGGAAGAACACTAGCTACACGAGAACAAGTACAAGGTGATATTGGAGACACACATCGTAGCGCACGACGTGCCTATGATACTCATAGAACTGCTTATCCCAATGATACTGACACTATAAATCAACTTTATAGTCGCTATATTGATATTGGTAGTGCCATTCATGCTAATAGTCAAGAACGCGTTATACCATTAGTTGATGAAAGCAATAGAGTAATGCGCACTCTGCTGAAAGCAGAAGAATTATTATTTGATTTAACTAGTCGACAAACTACTTTAAGACGAGAAATAGCTGAACTAGAAGCAAGACTTGAAGATTTGAATAGACAAAGCAATGTGTTAAACCAAGCACGTGGTAGCAAAAAAAGAAGACAAAAAAAAGGAACAAAAGTTAAACGCGGAGGCGCATGGACTTTAAAATATAAAAGGTCTATAAATTGTATGCGTCCAAAAGGATTCTCTCAAAAACAATATTGTAAATATGGAAGAAAAAGTAAAACAAGTAAAAAAATATAAGTGAACTATAATTTTTCTAGTTTCTATTTTATATTTTCTATACTATATATAATTTATATTATATAGTATATATATAGTATATTATGTCTCCAGTTAATCTTACAGCAAGAGCCTTATTTGGATTTCTAAAAATCAGATTGAATAACCTACAAAAAGATATATCAGTTGTTGCTGGTTTTCATGAGTGGAATGATGTTCAACATATAATAGAAACTATAATACGTGTTAATGTAATAATAAAGAGTGAAATAGAATTTATTTTTGAGCATTGGATGCCTTTTTATCATTATAGTACACCTCCTCTTTCTATTCCGGCTATGAAAGTTTATAATGCACTAGTAAATATATTGACAGTTAAATTTAATATTTTAGCTCGTCCTGTTAATAATGAAACTGTAGCAAGATTACTTCTTGAATATAATAAACTTAATAATTTAATACCTATTGCTATTGCCGAATTAGATACTCTTAATCAACTATCAATTGATTTAAACGTTGACCCTCCTATTGTTGGACCACGACTGCCTCAGCCTCCACAAAATATAACACCTTTTCCAACATCTTTTTCGTCATCTGATTCGTCTTCGTCTTCGTCTTCATATTCATCTTCGTTATCGGGAATCAGAGTTCATCCTCTTGACATGGCTGCGGCTAAAATTTACTTTAAAACATATAGAAAAAAACATAGAAAACCAAGAAAATCAAGAAAATTAAGAAAATCAAGAAAATCAAGAAAATTAAGAAAATCAAGAAAGCCAAAAAAATCAAGAAAACCAAAAAAATAATATAGTGTTAAACTATAAAAATGTCTCATCTAAGTTCGCCGACTTCAATAGCTATTATGATATTTTACTCAATTTTAACATTCTTTGTTGGTCCGTTTATAACTAGACCATTTTTGAAAGACCACCCCGATAATTGTGTTGCTGGATTTTTACTAGGCTTTACTATTAGCATACTTTTATGGATGAAAGTTGGAAGGCACTATTCAAAATAAAGTATAGTAATAATATTTAGGCAAGTTTTGTTATAACTTTTAGCAAAACATATATCATGGACGCAAATAAAACACTATTAAAAATATATCCATATAAATTGGGGTTTCCATCAATCTTGAACATAAATGGTAATAAATTTTTATTGTATTTTTTTATAGCAGGTAACTGAAATAAAAAATATACAAGTGCTATTATTAGCGGAAGTTGTGCTTCATTATACAACATATCATAAAAATTGGCATTTTGAGTTTGTCTATTATTTTCTTCAATTAAGTAACCTGGTGTTTCATTATTTTTAATATAGTCTTCCTCTGTTTGTTGTTGTGGAATATAATTGGGCTTTGTTTGTTCATCGTTTGAAATTTGTATAGAATTATTTGGTATATCTCGTGATGGTAGTGATGTAGAGCCGTTTAAACTGGCTTTTTGTATCAAATTTACAAGTTCGTTATAATTTGGCTGTTGGTTTATTACATTATTTTCCATGGTTTGAATTGGATTTTGGGTGCTATATGTGCCGCTCGGTATAAACTGATTAATAGCGGGACCAGGCATTTGACTATTTTGATTTGAAATTATTTCATTTTTATTTAAAATAATATTTTGCGGTTGTTGTTGTTGCATTAATAATTGTTGCTGCACACCGTTTAATTGTGTATTGGAATTTGGATTAGGCAATTCATTTATATATGTTAATCCACTAGAAGACATTAATTAATATAAATACCTAAATATTTATTGAATTAAAAACGCAATTGATAAAATAATATATTTTGTTGCATATATTATTTTTTCATGTTATTTTTCTATGTTATTATTAATCAATCAACATCTTCCATATTAGATTCTTCCTCTTCTCCGTCGCTATTACCTTCTTCTTTGTCTTCATTTGTTGCATCTTCATTTGTTGCATCTCCATTTGTTGCATTAACTTCTGGTTCGTCATCATCAATAGAAAGACCTAACTTAATAATACGATTAATTCTATTTACAAAGGTAGACGGCTCTTCAAGACTGAATCCACTATTAATAAGAGATGACTCAAATAATAGATTAACAAGGTCTTTTAGTGTATTTGCATGTTCTTGTTTTTCCACTTGTGCTTTTAGTGCCTTAATAATAGCGTGATTAGGATTAATTTCCATAGTTTTTTTTGATGTCATATATGAATTCATATTTGTATCACGTAATGCTTGTGCTTTCATAATCCTTTCCATATTAGCAGACCAACCAAATTCGCCTGTTACTAATACACAAGGGCTATCTACAACACGAACACTTAATACAACTTTGTCTACTTTATCGCCTAAAATAGATTTAATCGAATTTGTTAATGGTTTAAAATCTTCAACGCATTTTTCCCATAATGTTTTGTCTTCCGGGCTTTCTTCAAATACTAAACCTTCTTTTGTGACACACACTAATGATTTTCCATCATATTCTTTTAATTGTTGAACACAATATTCGTCGATCGGTTCAATCATAAATAAAACATCATAATTACGCTTTTTACATTTTTCAATAAATGGAGAATTTTCAACAGCTTTGCGAGTTTCACCCGTAATATAATAAATTGCTTTTTGAGTTGGATCCATAGCATCAACATAATCTTTAAAAAATATCATATTATTTCCTGATTTTGAACTATGAAACATTAATAATTCTGCAAGTTTTTCACGATTAGAACTATCTTCGTGAATTCCAAGCTTAATATTTTTACTAAATTGGTCATAAAACTTTACATAGTCTTCGCGTGTTTGTTTAATTTCACCAAATAATTCTAAACACTTTTTAACAATATTTTTCTTAATTACTTTTAGAATTTTGTTTTGCTGTAACATTTCTCGTGAAATATTTAGAGGTAAATCTTCAGAATCTACAACACCCTTAACAAAGCCCAGCCATTCTGGAATTAGGTCTTCGCAATTATCACTAATAAATACACGCCGCACATATAGTTTAATTGATCCTTGTTTTCTTGCTTTTGGCTCAAAAATATCATTTTGCGCACGTTTTGGAACAAATAATAAACACGTAAACTCTAACTGTCCTTCAACTGAAAAATGCTTTTGTGCCAAATAGTCTTCCCAATCATTAGACATCGCTTTATAAAATTCAACGTATTCTTCTTTTGTAACAAGCTCTGGTTTTTTGCACCATAATGGTTTTTGCTTATTTAATAACTCTAACTCCTTATGAACTTTTATAACTGTTTTCTTGACTTTTACTTTGTCCTCTTGTAAATCTTTAATATGTAGTTCATCCGTTTTTGATTCATCAACTTCTAATTTATCTACATCTAATTCATCTACTTTTGATTCATCTACCTTCGATTCATCTACCTTTGATTCATCTACCTTCAATTCATCTACTTCTAATTTGTCCACTTTTGATTCGTCAACTTTCGATTC